TGAAACCTACTTAACGCAAGAGACGGGATTGCTGGTCATCATCGATTCCATCTCAATCATGTGTGATGAAAGTGAAATGACCAATGACTTGGGCACCTATAAGATGGGTGGCACCAGCAAGTTGGTAGCTTCGTTCTGCCGAAGAATGGGGCCGGTCATCTCGGTCAACAAGCATATCGTAATCTGTATAGCTCACTTGTACGCCAACCTCAACCCCAAGGGGAAGAAGTGGCTTGAAGCCATTGGCGGCAAGGTCGACTATCAGCTATCGACCAAGATGCGAACCGAGTTCTTTAAGCCGTGGACGATAGGAAGCGGCGATAAGGAAACGGAGATTGGACAGGAAATCCACTGGAAGATTGAGCGTTCTCCGCTTGGCCCTCCGAACCGAGAAGCCATTAGCTGGCATCGATACGGTCATGGGCTAGATGAGGTTTACGAGAACATCAAGGTTGCCGAGACTCTTCCGTTCATCATCGAAAAGGGCGGGGGCGGCAACTATACGCTGAACTTCATGCCGGAACCGGTGAAGATTCGCGGGGCTGAAAGCCTGATTACGTATTTCGAGGAAAACCCGGATTCGGCCGAGTTGCTTGACAAGGCCGTCAAAGAGGCGATTTCAGAATGACAAACAGAAAAGACTGTCACTGCTCATGTCACAACGGCTCCGGAGCTATGCATTGCGTGCCGTGCTGTTATGATTTTGACATCCCAAAGGTGCCATCTATTACTATGCCGCGTGACAACGCTCGACTCATGATTGAGGCTGCTCAATTTGCATTCAACGCCCATAATGGGCAGAACCGCAAATATCATGCAGCACCTTACATCGTCCATCCTGCCCGAATCGCGTCGACATTGATGATGAAAGGGGCGAGTCCCGCCCTGATTGCAGCCGCTTGGTTGCACGATGTTGAGGAAGATTGTGGTGTGAGTCATGCAACAATCGTAGAGAAGTTTGGTAGTACGGTTGCGTTCTACGTCTGGGCGATGACCAACCCATCGAAGGGCTTGCGTGGGAGTCGTGTTGAAAAGAAGGCAATCGACCGTGACCATTGGGCGGCTATTACCGACGCCAACGCTCAGTGGCTCAAGGCTGAAGACAGGCTAGACAATCTCCGCGATGCATGGGCTGGTCCGAAAGACTGGAGAATCGTGTACGCCAAAGAGTCTTCCGCCCTCATCGACGTGTTGACTCTCGCCCCCGATGATATCCGTAAAGACTGTTACAACGTCATCGACCATCTGCTAGGTATCTCGGAATGAAAGTAAGAGGATTAGACAACCGGGAATACCCCTGGAATCTAACCGGACTTCAAGTGAACGCGGACGACACCCGTCCGCGTTCTTCTTTGCACAAGGCGGCTCGGGAGTTACTCAACGAACTCTATCCGACTAGCCCGGTTCTAGAAGAGGTTCCCTTGCCGGGGAGTGGCCAACTGAAAGCTGACTTCTACCTCTCCCGTCAGAAGTTGATGGTTGAGGTTCACGGAGAACAGCACTATAAGTTCAACAAACACTTTCATGGCACCAAAGCAAACTTTATCGACGCCTGCAAGCGGGACGCGAACAAGCAAGAATGGTGTGAAATCAACAACATCAAATTAGTGGTGCTACCACATTGGGAAGACGTAGATGGCTGGAGAACCCGTATCCGCGAAAGATAGAATCGACCAACGAAGCGAGAAGCTTGAAGAGTACCTTGTGAAGAAAGGGTTGCCTCAGCCTGAGACTCGCTCGATTGACCAGTATCTTTCCATGACCCGTAGCGAACTCTCACGCTATGCCCCGGAAGACTTGGGGGAAATCGCGTATGAGATTGACGCCTACGCTTACTATCTGCAAGACCTGATTAACCGGCACGAGTCGAAGAAGTTCTTTTGCCAGTGCCAAATCGAAGCGTTGGTTGGTGGCGTGCTATCCAACTACAACGTCTACGGTCAGAGAGAAAAGTGGCTTGCCGCCATTCACGACAATGACCACGCTCGGGCATTCTGGGAGAACCAGAACACTCACGAATTGGTGATTCAACGGCTGTCGTTCTTGAGCAAACGATTGGAGAAAATATCTAACACATTAGAAAACTTACAGATGACGAAACGGAGGCAATATGCCAAGAGCTAAGAAGAACCCGAAGATTGCCGCCTTGGAGGTCAAGATAGTCTCGGCAATGATGACCGGCTTGTACGACAAAGCCAAAGAGTTGTCCGATCAGGTCAAGGCGTTGAAGGAAGAAGACAAGGCGAAGGCCAAAGCCGCCAAAGCGACCAAGGCCAAGCCCAAAAAGACCGCCAGCAAGGCCCCTAGGGGTTCCAAGATAGTGTCCAAACCCCCTAAGACGACCAAGACCCCGTCCAGGGCTAAAAAGACTATCTCGGAACCTGTGGAAGAGGCAGACGAAACCGCTAGCTATATCGCCCCGTCGCGTCCCAAGGGGCGTGGTCGCGGCAACGGCGGTGAGTTCGTCGGTCCAGACGGCAAGGCCCACACCTACTCTCGGCGTGAGAGTATGGCCGGGTCAGATTTCAAGAACCAATTCAACGCAAAGGAATACGATGTCCGACTTCCTGCTAACCATGCTAAAGTCGATTCGAAGCTACGCAAAGCGAAGCTTTCTCCCCGACCGGGCCAGCCTGGTGCGTCGCGTCCTGCCGCGACAAAAATCTCTGTCCGTTGTCAAGGTGGGTGCAACGGTGACTACGAAGTGTATCCGTGGGAATGTGAAAAAGTAGACGCGAAGACGAAGTATATCTGCAACGACTGTATTCATTAAGTTGGTGGTAGGATGGACAAGGAAAAGAAAGCGTTCACGGATAAAGCGGCTGAAATCTCGGTAATGTCTGGTATCTTCAGACACGGCTATGATTCTTTCGTAGACGTATCCGACTTGATTGATGCTAATGTTTTTACGGATAACTTCAACGCGGCGTTATACAAAAGCATCGAGTATCACTACAAGGATGGGGATAGGCCGCTAGACCTACCGTCGATTCTATCGGCGGCTAAAGCTGTGGGCGTGTTAGATATCGTCGACAGGCCCGAAGAGAAGCGTCATCTTCGGACCTATCAGAACTATCCGGTCGAGAAAGAGACAGTCAGAAGAGAGGCAGGGAAATTAGTCAAGCTTAGAATCGCGGAGATGATTGACGAAATCTCCGCACAAGCGAGACGTGACCTGAGAGGGTTGAGTGGGGATGAGTCGCTCAACACGATTGTCGGGATACTTGAGAATCCCCTGTTTGAGTATGTGGCTAAAATCAACTCCTCCGAGATGGAGGGGCCGAAACACATCGCTTACGGGGTCGACGAGTACCTAGACAACCTGGAGAACAACCCCCGCGAAATCGTCGGCATCTCTAGCGGGTTTGGTATCTATGACACTTGCATCGGGGGCGGCTATCGACGGGGCACCGTCAACATCGTCGCGGCTAGACCTAAGACCGGTAAGACAGTATTCATCGATAATGTTGCGTTGCACGTCGCGGGCGTTCTAGGGGTGCCCGTCCTTAACCTTGACACTGAAATGTCGAGAGAGGAACACCTTGCTCGTATTCTTGCTCACTTGAGCGGCGTTCCTATCAAAGAGATTGAAAGCGGTAAGTATGCGACCGACCCTACGAAACGAGCCGCTGTGAGGGCAGCCGCCAAGTATCTTAAGTCGATTCCGTATGAATATGAAAGCGTCATCAACAAGTCGTTCGAAGAACAGGTGGCGACTATTCGCCGTTGGGTTCTGAAAAACGTAGGAACCGACGAGCACGGACGCACTAAGGATTGCTTGGTAGCGTACGACTACCTTCAGTTAACCGACGCCAGCGAGTTCGGCAACGGCGACTTCAAAGAGTATCAGATTCTTGGCTTTCAGATGTTGTCGCTGCTTAGGTTGGCGGCAAGATGTGACGTGCCCATTCTCTCGATGCTTCAGTTGAATCGCGACGGTATCGACAAGGAAACGACAGCCGGGGCCGCTGGCTCTGACCGTATCATCTGGAAATGTGCTAACTTCACCATCCTGAAGCGTAAGACTGAGGAAGAACTAGCCGAAGACGGAGGGGCCGAAGAGGGCAACCTCAAACTAGTCCCCGTCATCAGTCGCCACGGAGAAGCCTTGGGTGACCGAGACTATATCAACCTCAAGTTTCAGGGGGCGACGGCGAAACTTGTAGAAGGGCGGACCCGCAATGAAGTGGCAAAGGGCAAAAAGTCAGGCAGTAAAGGCTTCGAAGTGGAATACGACGAAGAAAAGCCCGACGACGCCGACGAAGAAAAACCAAAACGTAGGGGGCGGAAGAAGAAAGCCGAACCTGATTTCGAATGACGACCCGGTCTATTACGCCAAGAGCGGGCTGTTGATGGAGAAAGCCCTGTATCGCCTTGAAGACCTGTTAGACGAGTTGGGCATAAAGGCACGTATGCGTGCCTCGAAGTTCAATGGTGCCTGCCCCGTCCACGGCGGCAAGAGTAGCAACTTCAACCTCTACCCTGACGGCTACAAGAGTCGCGGATTCTGGCATTGCATGTCCGAACACTGCGAACGAGTCTTCAAAGGGAACATCATCGGTCTGGTTCGCGGTGTACTATCCCATCAGGAGAAAGGGTGGATGACCAAGGGCGACGACACGGTTAGCTGGCAATATGCCATCGATTGGCTATGCAACTGGCTAGACGTTGACTTCGAAAGCCTTGAGCCAGACCTTGACAAGTTCGACCGGCACAAGTTCACGTCGGGCATCGATATCTTCACTCAAAGGATAGAGACGCCCAAGGGAATTTGTTCCCGCGAGAAGCTTCGCAAGCACCTGCAAATCCCGGCACAGTATTTCATTGAGCGGAACTATTCTCCTGCCTTACTTGATGAGTACGACGTTGGGTTTTGTGCCGACCCTAAGAGTAAGCTGTATAACCGCGTGGTGGTGCCAATCTACGACAACGACCACTCGTATGTTATCGGCTGCATAGGACGAAGCATCTATCCCGAATGCCCGCTCTGTAAGATGCACCATGCGGACGGGGTCTGTCCCGAACGCTGGGAGTATGCAAATTACTGCAAGTGGAAGGTCATCGACAACTTCAACGACAAGAATCATCTTTACAACATGTGGATGGCCAAAGATGCCATCTTGAAAACGAGGTGCGTGGTTTTGGTTGAAGGGGCAGGGGATGTATGGCGTCTGGCGTCAGCAGGAATTGAAAACGTTGTAGGTATATTCGGCAGCGACTTGCAAGAGTCACAGATTATCTCTCTAGAGTGCAGTGGTGCAACCACCGTAATCTGTCTGACCGACAATGATAAGGCGGGGGAGAATGTGTGTCGTCAAATCAGAGAACGATGCTGGTTTGCGGCGAACATCTTCCGCCCGACGTTTAAAGGACATGATGTGGGTGGGCTAACGGAAGAATACATCGTTAGCTCTGGACTAAAAGACTTTATTGATTCTAAAGCACGGAGATAAGCTATGGCTACACTCTCAGTCGATACCGACTTTGCGGCTGTGGGCGACGGTACGACCGACGACACGACGCACTTTGCTAACGCGATTACGCAATTAACAACCAACGGCGGTGGGACGCTGGTACTTGGCGATAAGACCTATCTCATCAAGACTGCCGGTAACGGCTTCGCTCTGCCATCAAACTGTAAAATCGTCGGAGTTCCCGGCAAGACAACCTTACTACTCGACAATGCCGCTCCGAGCACGAGCAATCCGCCTTACGGTGGTATCTTCACCATTACAGGCGTCAACAACGTACTGCTGCAAGACTTCACGATTAAGCGGAACTCGGCCGTTCTGAGTAACCTTCTTTTAATCGACGCATGTTCGAACATCACGTTCCGCAACCTAACCCTCAACGGGCAGATGGCGACCTTCGCTGGGAATGCTTTGTGTCATGGTCTTCGCTACGGCAATACGGGCGGGGCCGTCACCAATGTTTCCAATATCGTGATCGAAGGGTGTGAATTCTTCGGTCTGTCGTTCGGTCTTTACATGACGAATGCCAGCACTGCGAGCGTCTATGGATTCAGCGTCCGAGACAACTCGTTCCACGACAACTTTGCTGACGATGTGAATTTCAATGCACCGCTCGGCACGTTCGTCTTCGGTCAGGTTACCGGGAACCGGTTCAAACACAACTTGTCGACGTCTAACGTGGGCGGTTTCGCTGTTGACCTGGCGAATGTGCAGTATGTCGTCATCTCCAACAACATTATCGACGACTACCCATATAACGGCGTCCACCTCGAAGACCGTACAGCACACGTTTCCGTAACAGACAACATTCTGAGGAACTGTGCCAAGACGGATGAATCGGTGGTTCAAATCGTTGCGGGCGTGACATTCGTTACCGTGAGTGGTAATTGCATCGACCAATCCGGCACGACTCCGAGCGGGACACGTCAGAGCACAGCAGCGGTTTATATCGGGCCGGGTGGTGGTACAACCTCTCCGGACAGAATCACGGTCACTAGCAACACCTTCAAGCTTGGTTCGGGATGGGATGGTATTTCAGCCTTCTCGGTTCCGCGACTCACAATCAACGGCAACCACTTCGAAGGTTCGGGAACGGGGGCTTGGAATGGCACCTACAGCGGTGGCGGGAACAGTGCTCTCGACATCATCAACGGTGGCCCGGTATCTATCAATGGAAACTACTGCTTTGGTATGGAATCCTTCATCAAAGGCAGTGCGAGTGCTTTCCGAACTCCGGTCGGGTCGATTGCCGGTAACACGATTGAGCAATGCCATATCGGCATGAAGCTTCAACCGGCCGGGAACTCTGTCGTTGGTCTGAACTACTTCTCGAATTGCGAGTTCTCTATCAACAGCGGTAGCAACGGCGTCACCGTCGCGGACAGGGCGGTTATCGCGTTCAACCTCGCTAACGGCAGCACCAACGATATTCAGACGACCTACGGCAATTTCTGGGGCGGCACGGCCGAGACTCAACGATTGGTAGTCTTCAATTGCGATACGAAGCTTGGAGCACAAGGCTTCCCGGTTCAAGGCTTCTTCTGCACACCAGATAAGCTGGCTATTACGGCAGATGCTAACGCAACCACAGACACCTTCTATTACTCGACGAGTAGAAATCAGCCGGTCTATAAGGACGGAACGGGGAGTGTTCACGGATTCTATGTCAGCCAAGACGACCAAGGCAACAATAATATGGTCGACTTCACTCAGAAACAGACTACCGCGATTGCGTCCAACCAGGTCAATAAGAACCGGGGCGGTACGTTTGCGGTAGGGGATAGAATGAACAACGTTAACGAAGACCCAACAATCACGTAAGGAAAAGTATGCAAAAGATTATCGGACTTGCGGGGCGGAAACAGTCAGGGAAAAACACTTCCTTCAACTGCATGAAACTATGGATTCCTGACGCTCAGGAATTCGCCTTTGCCGACCCTCTCAAGAGAATGTGTATCGATATTCTCGGACTAGAGGAAAGACAGGCTTACGGTTCAGACGCGGACAAAAATGAGCAAGTGCCCCACTTGCTCTGGGAGAACTTTCCCGTACCTGTTGGTATCGATGGGAAGGTGATTGACCCCTATAGACAATACCTTCCAGAATTGCTCTATCACAAAGAGATAGAACTTAAAAAGGGTCCGATGACGGCCCGACAGGTCTTGCAGTATTGGGGTAGTGAGATTTTTCGCCGGGCTTATGGTGACGTTTGGGTTGACGCAACACTACGAAAAATCAGAAAGTCGGGCTGTGAGTTCGCCGTCATCACTGACTGTCGATTCCCCAACGAACTAGCCGCCATCCAAGAGGCTGGCGGCAAGGTAATCAAGCTAACTCGAAATATCTTCCCCAACGACAACCATCCTAGCGAGACGGCTTTTGACGAAGACAAGTTCAATCAAGAGTTATTTGATGCTGTGCTTGATAACCGTCTCATGGACGTTTCTGACCAGTGTGAATCGCTATACGCGATTCTGCGAAGATGGGGCTACGTCGACAAGAAAGAACTTGGGAGGATTCACGTTTGATTATTACATATTTGAGGTCTAGTTCGTACGGCACCCATCAGATGTGCGAACAGAAGTATTTTCTTTCCTACGTACTAGGTATGAAAGAACCTTCAAATCTAAAAGCGGATAAGGGGAACGTAGTCCATAAGGCACTAGAACTGTACGCCAGAAAAAAGAAGTGTCAGCAAGACAAGACACTGACCTACGAAGACGATAACTTTGGTACGGTGCGTGCCGCCGACATCAATCTTGAGTGGGCTGTCAACAAAGCTTACAAATACTATTCCGAGTTGGCCACCCACCACAACTGGACGAAGAAAGACCATAAAGACTGTTACGTTTGGACTGAAAAATGTCTGCTCATGAACAACGGTCTGTTCAACCCGATGAATCGAAAGATTATCGAGCCAGAACAACGCTTCGACTTTGAGATAAAGAAGCCGTGGGCGGCATACGACTATGAACTTCCTGACGGAACTTCTTTTTCGGGGTTCCTCTCCATTAAAGGGACGATGGACCTTGTAGTTGACGAGGGTGAAGGTCTGATCGAGGTTATTGACTATAAAACGGGCCGTCGTCTGGATTGGGCTACAGGCGAAGAGAAGACATATAAGAAGTTGCGGTATGACCCGCAGCTACTTCTCTATCATTATGCCACTGCATTGCTATACCCCGATGCTGACGAAATCTTCATCACCATCATCTACATCAACGATGGCGGGCCGTTCACGTTCTGCTTTGAACGCAAAGACTTTGAGCTAACTGAAAGACTTCTGAGAAAGAAGTTTGAAAGTATTCGCGACCAACAAAGGCCACAGCTAAAGAAGTCTTGGAAGTGTACGAAGCTGTGCATGTTTGGCAAACAGTCTCATCCTCTTGATAGTTCCAAGACCATCTGCGAGTTCATCAAGGATGAGACAAGAAAGAAGGGGGCTGACGCTGTTCTCTGTGAGTACGGAGACGTCAGCAAGGTTAACACCTACCAAGACGGTGGTGGAAGAAGGGCAGATAATGCACAAGGAAAGACTACTGAAGCTGGCGAACTTTCTTGAGACAGTCGAACCCGAAAGATTCGACCTGTCAACGTGGAGCGATTCCAACTTTACCCCTGAAAAATGTGACACAGCGGCCTGTGCGTGTGGATGGGCGACCGTCATCTTCAAAGATGAGGGCTTCACACTCTATAACTCCATGCCAATGTATAATGACGACAAGAATAGACGAAGCTATATTTCTTGGAAGGCGGTACAAGCCTTCTTCGATATCACAAACGATGGTGCGGAATATCTGTTCTGCAATAGTTCGTATGAGGATGATGGTACTAGCCCATTAGAGGTGTCTGAGAGGATTAGAAGGTTTACCAATGGAAAAGATTGAGTTCTACAGCACGCGGGACGCGTACGGATGTTTCTCCAACTTCTCCCGGCATCCGATTCATATCGGCGGGAAGAAGTGGCCGACGACTGAGCACTACTTTCAGGGGCAGAAGTTCGCAGGTACTGACCACGAAGAGGAGGTGCGTCAGGCCAAGACGGCGGGAGACGCCGCACGGATGGGGCGTGAACGTTCCCGACCGCTCCGCAAGGATTGGGAAACCGTCAAGGAAGACATCATGTATGAAGCACTCGTCGCCAAATTCGAACAGCATGAAGTGTTTCGTACCACCCTCATGAGTACCGGTGATGCTGAGATTGTCGAGCACACGGTCAACGACTCCTATTGGGGCGACGGAGGCGACGGGTCAGGAAAAAATCGACTCGGATACCTATTGATGAAATTGAGAAGCGAGAAGAGAAATGTCTAAGAAAATCGATTTTTACAAGCAGTGTACGCTACGCAAAGACAACACCTTTACCGTTGCATGGATAGACGCCAACCGTGCCATCATCGGGGAAACCGTTACCATCAAGCATGACAACGGTACGCTGGAAGATGGGTGGAGAGTCGAGACGGCGAGTTCGCCACTCGCGGCCAGCATCGTAGAAGCAAACGAGCGGAATTATCTGAAGCAACGGCGTGCGAGCGACGTTGTCTTCAAGGATATCAAGGAAGCTAACAAGAACGCCTGTTCTGGATTCTAACAAGGAAATCACAAATGTCTGACAAAGAAAAAGTTCTCGTCTTCAAAGCGTCCGTCCTTCCCGAATTGGCAACCATGAACGGCTTTGCCGACGACTCGGGTATTGCCGCACTCTACGGGAATAGAATCTTCCTGGGGGAAGTGGCCACGGATGAAAAGCCGTTCTTCAAAGACCGGGCCGAAGCGGAGACCGATGAATCGGTCAAGCAAGTCATCCCTTACATCATCATCCGTCTTAACACGGAAGGTGAGGACAAATACTTGGTCTATCAACGAACCAAGAAAGGTGGTGAGGGCCGCTTGATGGGCAAACACAGCATCGGTATCGGTGGGCATGTCAACGAGAGCGACAAGTCCCACGATGACGGGCTATTCGCGGTCGAAGCGTTCTTCTCGTGTATACGCCGCGAGATAAAGGAAGAACTGGAAATCGACCTGTTCCCCCGCTTCCACATCCGGGGCCTTATCTACGACCCCTCAGACGCCGTGGGGCGTGTCCATTTCGGGTTCGTGGTCGAGATGATTGCCATGAACGGCAACGTCAAGCCCCGCGATGAGGCTATCTCCGATCCGCACTTCGTCACCGTCAGCAAGTTGAAGGGTATCCAGGATCTAGAGAACTGGAGCCAACTGATCCTTAAAAATCTGTAAGGCAGGGAAATACATATGTCAGGGTTTGCCGTCCTACATAACCACACCCACTTCAGTTTACTAAGAGGGGTGTCGAAACCAAAAGAGATAGCCAAACGATGTGCCGACATGGGTTATGGGGCGGTAGCCATGACGGACTTCGGTAACATTGGGTGTGCCGTCAAGTTCATTGCCGCCTTTGAGAAGTCGGGCATCAAGCCCATCATCGGGACCGAGCTATTCATGTGCGAGCAACCGGCGTCTGTGAGGACGCCGGATAACCACACGTACTCAAACCTGATTGTCCAGTCCAAGAACCTCAAGGGATGGAGTCAGTTGGTGAAGCTGACTAGTTTTGCCAGCAACAAAGACAACCTCGTCATGGGCGTGCCTAGGGCCGACCTAGACGGGCTGGCACCGTACGCCGATGGTAACCTCTTGGCGATTAGCGGATATCCGGGTTCGCAACTCGCGAACGCACTATTCGAACAGCCCGAGAAGGCGTATGCCGCCACTGATTTGCAGAAAGCTGTCGACGTCTTACATCCCGACCGCATGAAGCGAATCATGAGGCTGGCCGAGCGTCACATCGAGATTTTTGGCAAAGAGAATTTCTTCCTAGGTATTCAGCGTAGCGGTTCCGGTGAAAGCCCCGCCCACTACATCATTGCCGAGAATATGACGTGGCTTTCGAAGAAACTGGGCATCAAACGAGTAGCTACCACCAACTCGTATTACCCGACACCGAACCGGGACAAAGACCACCGCGTCTTGATTGCAACCGCCCTCAAGTCGACGCTGAGATTCTTGGACAACACCAAGGGCACGTTCGACCCCGAAGAGAAGTTGTACAAGACTCTACTCAAGACGTTCTTCCGGTCGTCGGACTATGCCATCCCCGACATGAAGAGTTTGAAGAACGTCCACGACGATGAGGAAATCGGCAACACCCTAGAGGTGGCCGACATGTGCGAAAGCTACGACATCCGCCGTCAACCCATCTTCCCGACATTCGATTGTCCGGATGGGATGTCGATGGATGACTACCTCTCTCACCTGTGCCGACAGACGTGGAACGCGAAAATCAAGTCTAGAGTCGACCCGGACAAGTTGCCGGAATACGTAGATAGAATCAAAAGGGAACTTGAAGTTATTAAGGGGGCCACACTCTCTGGTTACTTCCTCGTCGTCCAAGACTATGTGAATTGGGCGAAGCGTCAGGGTATGCTAGTCGGGCCGGGAAGAGGCTCGGGAGCGGGCTGCCTCACGTCGTACCTGTTGGGCATCACGAACGTCGACCCCATACTGTACGACTTGCGGTTTGAGCGGTTCTACAACGCGGGACGTAATCAACCGGGGAAAATCTCCCTGCCTGATATCGATTGCGACTTCCCGGTCTTGACCCGCAAGCTAGTCATCGCGTACCTCAAAGAGAAGTGCGGCACGGATATGGTTGCTCAGATTGCTACCTTCAACAGCATGAAGGGGCGTGGGGCTATTACCGACGTTCTCCGTGCTTACGGCGTCGACTTCGCGGAAGTCAAGAAAATCACGTCATGCATCCCTGAAGAAGCCCGTATCAGTGAAGAGTTGCAGGCGATGAAGGATTCAGGAGACGAACCAAGTATTATTCGTTATGCGATAGAGTCAGACCCAGAATCTTTCAAAGAGTGGGTTGAATTGAATGCCGATGGGTCATACGGAGGGACGTTTGGACCCTATTTTGAGATGGCTGTAAGGCTTGAAGGAACCAAGCGTAATATTTCGACTCACGCGGCAGCGGTCGTGTTGGCTTCCAGACCACTATCGGAAATGTGTCCGTTAATGTATGAAGATGGTGTCGACGGTTACGTTGCTTGTATGGAATATCCAGACCTAGAAGCAATGGGTCAGGTAAAATTAGATATTCTTGGCGTTGCAGCCTTAGACAAGCTTGCGGGCGTCAGAAATCTTTTGAGACATGGAAGGGTCGAAACGTGAAATACGAAGAGGTTCTTACTAGAGAGTTTTTAGAGGAAGAATATGTAAGACTAGGAAAAGGATTACAAGTTATTGCCAAAGAACAAAGTATTAAATCTCATACTTCGGTTTTGAGGGCATTAATTAAACACAACATTCCTAGAAGACAAAGAAAAAAACTCCAAGATTTAACAGGACAACAATTTGGCGATTTACAAGTTATCCGTAGAACCCAAGACAAAAATGCAAAAAGCACGTATTGGGAATGTAAATGTATATGCGGAAAAACACTAAACGTCGTCGCGTATACCCTTAAAGATGGAGGGAGTAAAACCTGTGGTTGCGGCAAGAAACGTACAGGTAGTAATAATAGAAAATGGAAGGGCTACGGCGAAATAAGTGGTAACTATTGGCGTCAAATTCGCTCTGGGGCCATAAAAAGATTATTACTATTCGAAATCACATTAGAATATGCTTGGGATTTATTCCTTAAGCAAAATCGTAAATGTGCATTGTCGGGTGTTATTCTTGTGTTTGCTGAAACAAAAAGAAGTGAGGCTACCGCATCTTTAGACAGAAAAGATTCAAGCAAGGGGTATGTAGAAGGCAACGTTCAATGGGTTCACAAGGATGTGAACTATATGAAACAGGATTTAGACGAGAGTTACTTTATCGAGATGTGCCGAAAAATTAGCAATCTCGCCAAGAGGAAACGGAAGGATTGAGGTATGAAAAATCGTGTAATAAGAGAGATGCTTGACCTGGCTACGTATAGGAATGTCGTCATCTTCGATGAGATAGCATTGCCAGGACAACTGACGCCTAGACTGATAGATGTGATTAATGACAACTTGCATCAGGTAATCTCGGGAATTATAACGTCTGAGGATGTGCAAGTCCCCAACGAAATTCTCTTGAAGTACCGAGACCTTGCAATCTTTAAGATTGACAAGGAAGAGTATCAGGAGTGTAGGCGGTATTACCTCAACACACTTCATGGTTCGTTTGCGTCAGGCGACAAAGAATTTGGGATAGCTATGACTAGCTATCTTGGGTTTGTGCTTTTTAGCTTTTAAGGAACAAGATGCTCTACAACAAGATTATTTGCTTTGACTTCGAAACCGGCGGCAAAGACCAAAAGACGTGCGACCCGATTCAAATCGCGGCTGTTGTCATCAATCCATGGAGTCTTGAACTCTACAAGGATAAGAAGGGCGACCCCATCTACTTTGAATCGTTGATGCGACCGCTCGACTTCTCCAAATTGGAGCCGAGGGCGTTGGAGGTCAATAAGAAGACCATCGAACAGTTGGAAGCGGCCCCGCTCCAATCGGTGGTCTGGGAACAATTCGCCTCATTCTGTGCTCAGTACACGATGCAGGGCAAATCCGATAGTTGGTCTGCCCCCATCGCGGCCGGATACAACATCAACAACTTCGACATGGTCATCGTTCAACGACTTTGCGAAACGTATAAGATGTTGAACAAGGAAGGAACTCAGTCGATTTTCCATCACGTCCATCGTCACGACTTGATGCCAATCGTCACGCACTGGTTCAACGGTCAGAAAGAACCATCCAAGTACAACATGGACGCACTCCGAGATTATTTTGGAATGTCCAAGGAAAACGCCCACGACGCCCTCCAAGACGTGCTCGACACCGCAGCTATCTTGTGTCGCTTCATGAAGTTAACACGCACGCTCCAAGACCCCGACAAAAAACCCCGTATCAAGTTCAAAGACTCGTTTCGGGAAGTCGCGACCACAAAATGAACTAGGGTAGTTGGCATTTGCCAAATCGGGAACAATAATGAAGTAGAGGTGGTGGCCCCACCTCTACTTCTGGAAGAGGAATCATGAAGCCATATGACTGTAAGTGCGGCTGCTCTTTCAAGATAGACGAATCACTACCAGCGATCCACAACATCCCGTCGCTCTACTACGATGTAGACGATCTCCCGCTAGACTGTCAGATCACATGGGATCTCATTAGTAGCGGTATGACGAAGGGCGTGTTTCAGCTAGAGAGTTCGCTAGGTAAGCAGTACGCCAAAAAGCTTAAGCCGAACAGTATTGAGCACTTGTCGGCCTTGGGTGCCCTGCTTCGTCCAGGTTGTGTTTCCATAGACACAAAAATATGTGTTTACTTAGGAGACAGACAAGGTCGTCACGTTCACTGTAAAAAAATCACAATTGGTGAACTCTACGAGAAGTTTACCAGAAACCACGAACTGTTTGAACGTGGTATAGTCTCCCTAAACGAGAAAAACAATTTACTCTTCAATAATCAGATTGAAGATGTTATCTATTCTGGAGTGAAAAAGGTATACCGTCCAATTGTGAATACGATAGGACGTGTTACTGAATATAAGGATTTCTATCACCTAGAATGTACTCTAGACCATCCCCTACTCACACATGATAGAGGATGGGTTGAACTTAAAGACTTGATTCCAGGTGAACGTATCGCCGTTCTTAAGTGGCGAAAACGAAAGTCGATAGCCAAAGTAGGCATACCAGGCCAAAAATATTTTCGTAATATTTGCTTCGCACACTATCATAAAAAGTGTGTGTTGTGTGACTGGGACGAAGGTAGCTTAGACGTTAATCACCTAGAAGGTAATAGAAAGACCAACAACACCCCAGACAATCTCTGCTTTTTGTGTCCAAACCACCATCGAATGTATAGCGAAGGTACTGTTTCCAAAACAGCCTTAATTAAGGCTAGAAAGAAATACACTCTTCGTAATTCAGACCATATTCAATGGGCCGAATACGTTGGAAATGAATACGTCGGGGAAAAGAAGACTTACGATATTACGGTGAATGGCCCCAACCATAATTTCATCGCTGGTAATTTCGTAGTGCATAACTGCCTCAAGGCTAAGGATGAAGACGGTGTTAGTATGACCGACCTTTTCTGTCTCCGCAAGAACGGAGAAAAAGAAATTTCATACTATGTGCCTTCTCTAGAACCCATCCTAAATAAAACATATGGAGTTCTTGTATACCAAGAACAAAGTATGGATATCGCGGTACAGTTGGCGGGTTTTAATCCGCAAGAGGCTGATTCGCTGAGAAAAGCCATTGGCAAAAAAGACACCGACTTGATGGCAAAAACGAAGAAGGAATTCCTCGAAAAAGCTAAGAGTCTCGGTGTTGTTACTGAAGAACAAGCAGAATCGATATTTCAAAACATCGAGAAGTCGGCCCGTTATCAATTTAACAAAAGTCACTCCGTCTCCTACGGAATTATCGGATACCAAACCGCCCATGCGAAAGCACACTTCCCAATCCAGTTCTTCACATCATACCTGTTTCACGCCAAGGAAAAGCAAGACCCGCTGAGAGAAATCAAAGAACTTGTGAATGACGCTCGGGCCTTCGGCTTCGATGTCATCCCACCGAAGTTCAACGACCTTGAAGCGAACTTCAGTAACGACGGTATCGTCATCAAGTTCGGCCTCGCTGACGTCAAGGGTATTGGCTTCAACATCATCAATAAGATGAAGACGAGCATCGAGGAAGTCGAAGAGACGTGCCACAAATGCCGTACGACATGGAGTTGGTTCGACTTCCTGATATACTTCTCTGATTATGCTAATGGTGGCGTGGTTAAGAGAATGATTGAGGTCGGGGCTATGTCCGACTACAAGCTATCTCGACAGAAGATGCTAGCCGAATATGAGATTTGGAAGTCTCTGACCGATAAGGAACAAGCACGTATCGCTCAGATGAAGTTGCCAAATCCGAATAGCGGGGGCTTGTTCCCGAGCACGGTCGAAGGTGAACCCGAGAACCTAACTCATGCTATTGAGATGTTGTTAGAGGTTCCCAAGGGTGTCGCCAATAAGAATCGACGGTCCAAGGTCGAATCCCTGCTCAAGATGCTACATAAGCCTCCACGTCCTTTGACTGACGACATTGCGTGGGTTGCCAATATCGAAGAACAGCTTTTAGGCTTGCCGATTACTGTCAATCGTGCTGACGCGAGCCATGAATCTGAGGCAAACACCACTTGTCAGGAATATCGCGACGGCAAGGATGAAAAGGAAATGCGTCTTGGTGTCGATATCCAAGACTTCCGCGAAATCACTATTCAGAATGGAGACAATCGCGGCCGTAAGATGTGCTTCCTGACCGTCAGCGATAAGACGTGTTCTCTGGAAGATGTGACATTGTTCAGTGATATGTACGAAAAGTACGGCAACCTGATAAGCATCGGCAATACGATTGAGATTTGCGGTCGCAGAGATTACCGACGCGGCTCGTTTATTGTCGAAGAGGTGAAACAGCTATGATTGAAGATATCAAGTCCCTTCTAAGAAAAAGGGACTACATCACGACAGTAAAGCAGACAGAAGCCGGATGTATTATCCAATATCCACACCCTAAGTTAGTACGTGGCGGCATCCGACTTCTCGAACGCTACAACATCAACCGTGGGGACGAATCGGGCGTGCGTGTTCTCACGAGCTATATGGATGAAGAACAATTCATTCCAGTTCCCGAATACGCCATCCGGTTGTTCATCTCGACCGAGATGTCTATCTGCTGTGCTCAAATTGGCATCAATATTAACTTAGTTGACTACCTGGATACTAATGGCAAACTCGTCGATGGGTTGAATGAACTCATTGACCCGCCCACGGTATCGGGTGATTTGCAAAGGGAGGGCTTCTTAAGCAAATTGTTCATTGAAGCGAAAGTTGACAATTTCCCGTCCGAATTCGAAAAGGTGGCCGAAACCCACAACGTCGTGGATGGCTACCAAATCTTACAGAAATTTTTTAAGGATGCCTAATAATGAGTGATATGAATCTTTGCATTTTTGAAGGAAACCTCACCCGCGACCCCGAGCTAAGCCAGGCTGGCGAAACCAGTGTCGTGCGTTTTACCGTTGCGGTCAACACGAAGCGAGGTAAAGGTAAGGAACGTACCGCCTTTGCTGACTGCGAAGCGTGGGATAAGGGGGCAGAACTTATCGCCAAGCACTTTGAGAAGGGAAAGCCGATTCGTGTCTTTGCCGAATGTCTTACAGACAAGTATGAGAAGGACGGCAAGACGGTATATAGAACCAAGTTCCGCGTCAACGAGTTCTTCTTCGTGAACCGTGGGGCTGGTGCGGGTCAGACCGAAGGTGGCGAAGAAGCCCCATCGACCCCAGCCCCTAAGAGTGCGGCACCGAAGGCGTCAACCACAAAGACGACTCGTAAGCCCGCTCCAAAACCCGAGCCGGAAGATGACGGCGGCGAGAGTGGCGACGAGGAAATTCCGTTCTGATATGAGTAACCTAAAATATGAGGGGCTGCAACACGGCCCCTCTTATGGTGTCGCACGACTTCTTACGCAAGGAAAGGTCCGTTCAGGTCAACGGGCTTATGTGGGCGAAAGGGGGCTGGTGACTGCCCGTAGGAAACGCGGACTTTGCATCGGCAGGTTCAAGGAATATCATCATGACGGCTCTGCCGATGTGTACGTAAGGTTATTTTAATGCGAAAACCAAAAATACTGCTTGTCAATGAATACTCCCAGCTAGCAACCGGATATTCAGTCTACGGCAACGAGGTGCTGAAACGATGGCACGCGACCGGCAAGTATGAAGTTGCCGAACTCGCCTGCTACATCTCACCCGACGACCACAGATTTGCAAACCGAGACATCCCATGGACCGTGTTCCCTGGCATGCCCATGATGTCTTCCGCCAGAGACGTCAACGACTTCAATTCCGACAAGCTGAATCAGTTTGGTGCGTGGAACTTTGAAGAGGTGTGTCTCAAGTTTCAACCCGACTTTGTTGTTGATATTCGTGACCACTGGATGATGGAGTTTGAGGAACGTTCGCCGTTTCGTCGCTTCTACCATTGGGTTGTGATGCCAACAGTCGACGCTGCCCCGCAGCAAGAACAGTGGATTGCTTCCTACATGAACGCCGATGCGGTGTTCACCTACAGCGATTGGGGTCTGAAGACTCTCCAAGAGGAAGGCGGGGGAATTATCAGGGCAATGGGGTCGGCCCCGCCCGGTGGCGACCTGACTACCTTCTACCCGATGGACCGTAAGCGGATTAGGAGTATCTTCGGGGTTGAGGACGACGCCCTAATCATCGGGACGGTCATGCGTAATCAGGCCCGCAAACTCTATCCCGAGTTGATGGAATCCTACGCGAAGTTCCTGAAACAAGCACCGGCCGACATCGCCCGGCGTTCCGCCCTGTATCTCCACACGAGCTATCCAGACCAAGGTTGGGACATCCCACGACTCATCAAGAAACACGGCATCGGCCACAAGACCTTGATGACGTACAAATGCCGCGAGCCGCAATGTGCGACTGTTTTCCCCGCCTTCTTCATGGACGCGAGGGGAGCGTGTCCGAACTGCAAGCAGATGTCAGCATTCATCCCCAACGTCCAGATTGGCGTTGACCGAGCAACCCTCGCGAAGATTATCAACATCTTTGACGTTTATGTGCAGTATGCCAACTCGGAAGGTTTTGGTATGCCGCAAGTCGAGGCGGCAAGCTGCGGTATCCCGGTGTTCGCCACCGACTACTCAGCGATGTCCGATGTTGTCCGTAAGGTCCACGGCTATCCCATCAAGGTAGACCGCTACATCCTTGAGGGCGACTTCGGGTCTTACCGAGCATGGCCCGACAATCAGGACTTCATTGACAAGCTGATTAAATTCTTGTCCAAGAGTCCAAATGAGCGGATTGGTCTGGGCAAGAAAGCGAGAGAGGGTGTCGAGAAGCACTATCGCTGGGAAGACACGGCCAGGAAATGGGAAAGCGTGTTTGACTCCCTCCCACTACGGGACTTGTCGGAAACTTGGAATTCGCCCCCGCGACTCCATCAGCCCACCATCCCACAGGGCGACTTTAGTAGCAATGAGCAATTCGTAAGATGGTGCATCGAGAATGTGTTTGGTAAGCCTGAGTTTGCGAATAGCTACATGGCTTTGAGAATGATTCGCGACCTAAATTGGGGGATGCGGTCACACGGACAGTCGAGCAAGAGTTATCACAACGAAACATCGTTCTCATCCAACAGTACGATGATGGGGCGATTTACAGAACAGCACGTCGTAGAGGAATTAGGAAAGCTATGTCAGACATGGAATCTATGGGAAACGAGACGGCAACAGGTAACCGAGTCGAAGCGTTGAGAGAGGATTTGAGGGTGGATGTCAAAAAGCTGACGCCCGCCAAGGGTGACGTGCTAATCGTCTCTCCTCGCAATCCTCGATACATCTTGTCCGAGCAATATGTTGAGTTCTTGCATGATGGTCTGAAAAAGGTTGCTAATGGTGCTTCTGTCATCATCGCCACTGACCAACTTTCGAAACTCAACAACATCAAGCCTCCCTCTAACGAACAAATTGATATGCATTACGATTCTCCTATCCAGAAAGTTGTTTTTATGGAAGGATGGCACGCTGCCATGGAAACCGTGACGAAAGTGTTGAATAATGTTGGGTAAGAACTTCCCCAAGCTATACAAGCGGTCGTCCACTGGCAAGATTCAAGAGTGGATGATTCAAGCCTATGTCGATTTAAAGAATGGCGATGCGGGCTACGAAGTTGTTTTCGGTCAAGTCGACGGGAAGATGCAACGGACCAAGACCGAAATCTCCATCGGCAAGAACATCGGCAAGGCTAACGAGACCAAGCCGTTCGAACAGGCGTGCTCCGAGGCCGAGTCCAAGTGGAAGAAACAGCTAGACAAGGGCTACTCGACAAATCCCGAGGGCAAGTCGCTCGCGACGAAGCCGATGCTGGCCCACGACTACCAGAAGTACAAGCACCAAGTTAACTTCCCTGCCTTCGTTCAGAAAAAACTAGACGGTATTCGCTGTATCGCCATTCGTCACCCGAAACGTGTCGAGCTTCTCTCACGGATGGGGAAGCCGATCGAAACGATGGACCATATCGTCAAGCAGTTAGAGCATGCGATGGAGCCAGGCGAGATTTGGGACGGAGAACTCTATGTTCACGGAGTCCCGTTTCAGCAAATCGCATCTTGGGTGAAACGAAGGCAGGAGAATAGTCTGCTTGTTCAGTACCACGTCTACGACTGTATTGGTGACGGGAACTTTAACCAGCGATATGGGGATGTGGACAACATCATCTACGTTGAGGAACACGACAACATCAAGACGGTGAGTTGGGCTGTGGTCAATAGCCACGAAGAAGTCAAGGCGAAGCACGACGAGTATGTCTTGGCTGGTTATGAGGGGGCGATGCTGAGGCACAACGGCTGCCCCTACAAGGCCGGGTATCGTAGCCGCGACTTGCTCAAGGTCAAGGAATTTACCGACGAAGAGTTCAAGATTGTCGGGGCGAATGAGGGCGTCGGTAAATTCAAGGGTATGGCAACCTTCACATGCGTTACGAAGGATGGGACGAAGTTCGAATGCACGCCCAAGGGCGACGAAGCACAGCGTAGCGAATACTGGACGAATCGCAAGAAATACATCGGGAAGAAGTTGACGGTACGCTTCTTCGAATGGACGGACTCAACACCGCCCGTGCCTCGCTTCCCTGTTGGAATCACAATCAGAGATTACGAATGAAAATCAACGCACCAGAAACAGGCAGAAAGCCCCTAAGTTTCATCAATAATGGTGAGGTGTTCCGATACGAAGGCAACTTTTACATCCGAACAAACGGTACTCTCCACGTCAAGAACGACCCCGATGTTGTTTTCGGAGTTAAGTTGGAAGATGGTATCTTGACTCAATTTGGAAAACATACACTCGTTACTCCTATTGACGGAGAGTTTGACGTCAAATGAAAGTCCTATATCTAGGCGTGTATAAGGACGGCACCGGGTATGCAAAAGCCGCCCAAGACTACATTCTTGCTTTGGATTCGGCTGGGGTCGACGTTGTCCCCCGCCCTATCAAGCTGAATGGGTCACAGCCAAAAATCCCTGACCGCATCTTAGAGTTGGAAGCCAAGCCGAATCGCGGCCCGTACGACGCCGTCATTCAGCACATCTTGCCGTCATTCTTCGACTACAACGGATATATTCCTCAGAATATCGGGATGTACGCCACGGAGACGGATAGGCTACCCCCGGAATGGGTGGACAAGGTCAACACCATGGACCGGGCATGGGTGTTTAACGAGTCGAGCCTTACAGCCTCGCATACGAGCGGCGTGAGAGTCCCGGTCAAGGTCATGCCCCACGCGGCCGACGTTACGAGATATCAGAAACGGTATTCGCCGTTGCCAATCAAAGATGTCATCAAGGATGATTTCACTTTTTATTTCATAGGCGAATACAATAAGCGGAAGAACTTCGCCGCATTACTCCAAGCGTTCCACCTCGAATTCGAGCCAGAGGAACCAGTTCAACTGGTTCTCAAGTTCAGTTGCCCGATTCCCATCAAAGACGAAATCGAAGCCATTCGGTTTAGTCACGAAATCGAGAACTACATCAAGCGACTGAAAGATATGATGAAGATTCACGCTTCGGCTGAATCTTATAAGAAGGAAATCGTTATCTCTCAATCTCTGTCCGAGACGGACATTATGAGACTTCACGCAACGGGCGACTGCTTTGTATGTCCGTCTCACGGAGAGGCGTGGTGCATCCCGGCGTTTGACGCCATGGCGATGGGCAAGACCCCAATCGTCACCGACCACGGCGGGTTCCGCGAGTACATCGACCACTTTACGGGCTACCTAGTCGATTCGACACCGGCCCCGGTGTTTGGCATGGAGAACAACTCACTACCGGGTATGTTCACCAGTCGCGAACGTTGGCGTCAGGTCGACATCGACCATCTACGACTCGCGATGAGGGTGGCGTACAACGACAGGGGCAACAACCGCAAGGTTGCCGGTGGAATCAAACGGGCTTATGACTTCAGTTATGAGAAAGTTGGAGCCAGGATGGTGGAGAAGTTGAATGGATCATGAACAACTAAAGCGTGATTACGACGCACGCTTCTCATTGGGTCTGTCTGTTAGTCGTGAGAAGATTCTCGGCGTTATGGGCTGGGTGGTTGCCCAAAAACAACCCGGCGAACGTCCAAAGTTTCTCATCGACCCCATTACGAGAACGTGGGGGACGCTACTCGACTGCAAGTCTTTCGTCACGAAAGAGAAGGCGGAAGAGTACATGCGTCCCCTCTGGGACGGATTTGGCATCAACTGGCACTATATAGTCGCTTCGCCACATAGGGGATATTGCGGCTTCTACAATATTCAGCTACGCGACTACTATCTTACGGAGTCGTGGTATCTACAAGACGCCAAACGTATCGACTATCTCGACAACCTTTTTGATGGCAACTTGAACAGAGACGAAGAGTACATCATTCATACAAAATGGTCTTCGGACTATGAAGACGCCTATCAATTCGCTAACCCGGTCGAAGCCCAAAAGTTGATGCTGGAAATCTTGAAAGGAAACAAATGATTAGCCTACAAGAAACGTTCGACGACCTGTATCGTAATCCTCGCGACCCAATGATTCTTCCATACACAGCACAACAGGTTGTCCGCAAGCCGATCGACCGCAAGCCAAAGTTGTATTTCACTATAGGCTTGCAGCGTAGCGGAAAGTCCACGTACTGCACACGATGGGCACAGAATCTAGAAATGCCAGGTGACCGCTATCCTAGAGCAATCGTTTGTGCAGACAGTATTCGCCTGGCATTTCATGGAGAGCGGTATCTCCGAAAGCCCGAGCCGTTCATCTTCACGTTCGACACCCTGATGATTCAATCGCTCTTGGAACGTGGCCACGACGTCATCGCAGACGAGACGGCAACCACTGAGCGGAGTATCCGTAGAATCCTTCAGATAGACATCGATGCTCAACATATCGTTGTCGACACACCAAAGGATGTCTGTCAACAGCGAGCAATCGCAACCGGCCAAGACGACTTGATTCCTGTAATTGAGCGAGCGAGTGTGCAATTCGAGAAGCTACGTCGGATTGGCTTTGATGTTGCGGTGGAGCGAGTCAGGGAAGCTGTGAGGAATCGTAATGATAATCAGGTTCTTTAAGCGACTTTGGAGAAGGGTCGTCAGATGCTTCTCCTGGGATGCCGCCCGGTTCTACGTGATGGGCTGGCACGATTCCATGTATATGGATTACCAGCCACCTAGAGAGTTTGATTATTACGGCAAAGAAAAGCTGTGTGAATTCCGACTCGCTCATTACGAGGATGGTTGGAACATGGAAGTATATTACAACATCAGACTCGACAACAACCAACGGCGAGCAAGGATAATCGAGGATAGAAATGTCAGGAATAATCGGAAGTTTAACTAGAGCGGCGACCCGTAAAGAGGATGGTCCGCTCAATATTCTCACGTTTCCGACTCATGAAGCGTACGAAACGAATTTGGCCAGGACCGGCCACAACTTCTACGCCTATCGCGACCAGACGGTGAAGGATTGGAACTATTCGTATCGGCAGCTTCCATCCAACTACACGCTGTTCAACCCCCTGAAGGGTCCGGCACAAATTCCAGCCGACCTAGACTTCGACCTAGTCTTATCTCAAAACAAGTTCGGCCAGTTCGAACTATCGAAACGGTTTGCCGACACGTTGCACTTGCCGCTAATCAGCCTTGAGCACACTTTACCACATCCAACCTGGACGCCATCTCACTTAGCGAAACTCAAAGAGTTGAGCGGAGACGTCAACGTCTTCATCGCTGAGTATTCCCGCAAGGAATGGGGATGGGGCGAGAACGAAGCGTCCGTAATCCATCACGGTATCGACACTGAGGTATTCTCTCCGCGAGAAGACTTCCCGCGAGAAGCCCACCTGTTATCGGTGGTGAACGACTGGATTAATCGGGACTGGTGCTGTGGTTTTCGCTTTTGGCGGGAGGCTACTGACGGTCTTCCCGTTTGTGTGCTAGGAGCGACACCGGGCCTGTCTGAACCAGCGAAAACCTTGGATGAGTTAGTCTACGCTTACCGACGCAGTCTCATCTTTGTGAATACATCGACGGTATCGCCAGTGCCGACAGCTTTGCTGGAGGCAATGGCTAGTGGATGTTGTGTAGTCACAACAGCCACCTGCATGATTCCGGAGATTATCCAGCACGGCGTTAACGGGTATTTGTGCGACTCCCCCCAACAGATGAAGAACATTCTGTTGAGGTTGCTCGACGACCCGGAGCACTGTGCGAAACTCGGAGAAGCAGCCCGCCTGACCATCCTGACACGTTTTAACCTGAATTCGTTTACGAATTCTTGGAACAACATATTCAGGCATGCAGCGGCCATTGTCAAACACCGGTCAAACGTGCCCAAGGCACTACAGAAAACAGAGCGTGAACCTAAAGAGTTAACGGCACGCTTGCCTAATACGTGGGACGGAAGAGAAATCGTGTGATAAAGAATCGAGACGACCACTGGACAGAAAAACGATGGGCCTTATTCCTCAAAACCAAGATTATAGACAAAGGACTAGTGTCTTATAAGGAACTAGCAGCCTTAACTCTAGGTCATCTGAACCCACCCCAGGTCGGCACCTCTATCGCTAGCAAGAAAACCTTTCAGGCTCAATTTCCTAAACGTGAATGCTGGGCTGCCGTCAAGGAATGGCTATACAGTCAGAATGGAAAGTGTACAGACTGCGGAACTCGTATCGAACTCCAGGTGGACCATGTCGTCCCCAGAGAGGAAAAGGGAGACTCGGCGGATAGGTTAGACAACTTAGCGTTGCGTTGTAGGCGTTGCAACGTAACGAGACGACCATCACATAAGAACGGCGGGAAAACGTCCTTGACGACAGAAGCGGCCCTAATGTGGATTCTATTCAGTCAAAAACCCGAGTCCTACGAAGAGTACAAGAAGTTATGTCGGGATTATGGTTTGACGATGTCTGACATTAGAATACAAGAGGCATGGGTAATGTCGAAGTGGACTGGAAAGGAATAAGGACAAGAAATGAGTAGCTTCAGCACCGTATCACTAAGCAAAATCCAGAAGCTTGAAAAACACCCCGACGCCGATGCCCTGGACATCGTTGAAGTCGATGGTTGCCCGGCAATCGTGAAGCGAGGAGAGTTCAAGGCGGGGGAAGATGTCGTCTCTGTCCCCTTCGACATGATTATCCCCGACAGCGAAGAGTTCGATGAGATGTTCCGGAAGAGGCGTGTCAAGCCTGTGCGACTCCGGGGAATCTTTAGTATGGCTATCGTCCTAAAGAACAAGTGGGGCTTTAAAGAGGGCGACGACATAGGTGAGGCACTAGGTATCGTTAAGTGGGAACCAGCCGCCGAGAAGATGATGAACCTCCGGACGGGCGTTCCATTCGACGAGGCAACTCCCCCGCCTGGTATCTCGGTCGGTAAGTATGACCTTGAGAGTCTCCGAAAGTACCACAGCAAGTTTGAACTTGGAGAGGAAGTGGTTATTACCGAGAAGATTCACGGCACCAACGCCAAGTTCGTGTTTGTCGACGGGAAGTTGTATGTTGGTTCGCGTTCCCACTGGCTCAAAGAAGAGAACGGTGGAATATATTGGGAAATAGCTAAGAGATATGAGCTAGCCGACAAGCTACGCGGCTATTCTAAGATGGTGCTGTTCGGCGAAATATACGGACAGGTACAGAAGGGGTACACATATGGCGTACCCAAGGGTAACACTCTTTTCGCAGCGTTTGACCTATACAACGGTTTTACAAATGACTTTCTATCATGGGATAGTTTCTGCAATTTTTCCAAGATAAGCGGGATTCCTTCCACACCTTTCATCTATCGCGGACCATGGCTCGGTTTCGAAGCCCATGCTGAGATGGCTGAGGGCGAGTCGTTATACGGGGGTAACATCCGAGAGGGGTTTGTGGTCAAGCCCGTCGTCGACCGCTATGACAGAAGCGTTGGGCGGATGTCGCTCAAGCTACACGGACAAGGCTACTTGCTTTCCAAGAGGGGGTGATATGGAACACTGGAAACAACGACAACTAGCGAACGGACAGTTCCCCATTCCGGGGGCGAGGAATATTAGGCCGATAGTATTCAAAGACCAACTGATAGGTACTAGACCTACCACTGAAGCGATGTACGCTAGCTATGATTGGCTCGCCCACTGCAAATATAAGGTCATCAAGGAAGTCTTCGTTCCCAACGGTGACTATGTCCAGGAATCGGGAGACTCCAAAAGGACTCCCAAAGGCACACTCACACTCGTAATCGAGATATTCAATGAAAATCAATCTCCTACTAGCTGACAACAGCCCACGCTCTGGCTATACCAACATCGACCCGCTCGCCCCGCCGAACGACCCGCTTCGCAAAGTTGGCGATTTTGGCGACTTGAATGAGCACGTTGATAATGCGGAATGCGATGAGCTAGTCGCCAACGATGTCCTTGACTTTCTTCCGGCCCACCAAATTGACGAGGTGCTCAACCATTGGGTGTCGAAGATTCGTCATGGCGGCACAATCACGGTGGGCGGGCTGGACCTGAGAGAAGTGGCACGCGGACTCGTCAAGCACGAACTCGGCATCGACGACGCCAACTTGCTAATCTACGGTGCCCAACAAGCGGCATGGCAACATCGCCGGTCGGCCACGACGATTCAAAACGTTCTAGCGGCTATGGCGTCCAGAGGGCTTCGCCCCCTCAAGAAACGGGTCGAAAACTACTTCTATATCATCACAATGGAGCGTCCCTAATGGATACATCCTGCAAGCTGTGCGTTCTCGCAATCTACGAAGGAAACGTCCAGGTCGGTTGCGAACTTGGCAGACTCGACAAGTTCAAGACTGCCGGTGCAACACTTGAACTCAAGTCTGAAGACGACAAAGACTACTTTCTCATCAAGGATAGGGTGTGCAACGCCTGTACCCAAGAATCAGCCATCGACGACATTCCGGCCAGAAAATGGAAGTCTGAAATCGAGAAGAGAACCGGCGTACGTTGCAATATGGCCATTTACGTCGGTCCGGAGCACTTCTTCACTGATGCGACGACATCCATATTCAGCATCATCAACCAAGAACATCCGCCGCTCGAAATCAAAGTGTTGCTCCACGGCGACCATAATGTTGGCGACTACATCGCCTTCATGAATACCCACGCCAAAGACTTCGATTGGAAGGTTGAAGAGGTTGTACTTGAAGGGGCCGACTACCACAAGGCGTTGGACCTGACGATGGAGAATATCCAGTCGACCTTCTATACAGTGTCCAACGCTGGATATGAATACCGACTCGATTTCCTCTCCACTATCAACCGAGCCATCAATGAGGACATGAAGCGATTCGTCGCCCTTCTCCCCGATGAGGACGGAAACGCCTTCTTTATCCAACGCGGCCTGTTTAAGATGGTTGGCGGCAATCGTGGAGTGCCCGTTATTCGGAAGCTTGAAGAGATTACCGAACACGAGAACACCACCCACATGGTCAAGAGGTTTGAAGACCTGTGAAAATAGCATCCGTTATCACCAATTACAACTATGCCGACAGGGTCGGCCTGGCTATCGATAGCATCAAGCGTCAGACGTTACCGCCCGATGTTATCGTGGTCGTTGATGATTGGTCAACAGACAATTCCATGAAGAGTTATCGGCCCTACGCTGATGACATTCACCTATTCCAGACCCGAGAACACTCGGGTCCATCTACCGCCAAGAATGTTGGTGTCGTCAATAGCCCCAAAGATATCAACCTGCTTGCTTTCTTGGATGCCGACGACACCTATCACCCTGGATTTATCGAGGAAGCCTTGAGACACTTCAAAGCTTTCCCCGACCTCGCTATCGTATACGCCGACACCATCGAGTACAACCACTCGACCGACATTTCACGAGTCATCTATCGCGAACCGTTTACAGTCGAACATCACGTTAGACAGGACGTTATCGGTGGCAACTTCATCGTTCGCAAAGACATCCTTGAGGTTGTGGGTGGCTTCGACCCCGACCTACAAGTCTTGGAAAACTACGACTTGACCCGACGTATCGCACGACACTTCACCGCAATCCACATCCCAAAGCCGATGGTCAGTACGTGGGTTAGCCACAGGTGCTTGAGACAGAAAGCACCCGCCAGAGATTGGGAGAACGCCCTACAAAGAATCTATGCTAAGAACTAAAGGTCTCAGTATCATAATACCGGCGGCGGGAATCGGCAGACGAATGAAGTCGCACGGTCCCAAGCCGTTGATGGAGCTAACCAGACAGCAAACCATCATCAGTCGTCAACTGAAGCTTATCGAACAGCACTATCCCTATGCCGAAGTAATAGTGGTTGTTGGCTTCGAAGCCGAAGAAATGATTAAGCGTCTCCCATCCTATGTCAGAGTTGTAGAAAACGAAAGATACGAAGAAACCAACGTGACGCGAAGTTTGGGTATGGGCTTACGAGTCATGGATTCCTCGAACAACCTGCTAGTGATATACGGAGACTTAGTTTTTAATGCAAACGCCATCAAGAAAGTTGTTGGTCAAGACAGCGTAATCGTCGTCGACAATCGCGACCAATTCGATACCGATGAAGTCGGCGTCACGGTAGCGGACGGCAGAATCACTCAGTTCAACTACGGGCTGACAACCAAGTGGGCACAGATAGCATACCTCACCAAGCCCGAACTCGCCCTATTCAAACAAATCGCCGGTTCCAACGAGACCCGCAAATGGTTCGGATTCGAGACATTGAATAAGGTCATCAATATGGGCGGTAAATTGAGAGTAATGGAGCCGAACCGCATGAAAATCGTAGAGGTGGACACCCCTCAGAATCTCGACAAGGCTAGAATGATACAATGAAAATATTGATTGAACAACAAGCGGCTAGGGAAGGGTTCCTAGCCGTACTCAAACAGCTAGGCCATGACGTAATAGTCTACGACCCGGATAGAAAGCCCTCGTTCGACGCCTTCGACGAGTCCTCTCCAGATATCTACGTAGGACGGGAAGACAGACCTCGCTATCGAGCGGTTGGCAAGTGCCTGAAGGAATATAGAAGAACCAAGCCGTTCTACGCCACCGACGAATTCCTCTGTGCAGCCGACGCAATCGCCAGTGCCGCCAACAAGATTGAGTCGTCGCTCAAGACCGACGTCGTCTTCATCGGGGACCATTCCCCCGCCTTCGATAAGCACATCGCTCTCCTGACCGAAACGCGTGCGAAGCTGAAAATCTTCGGTCGTGGTTGGAGCATCCCCGAAGCGGTGGGTGACCTTGCCCCTAGCAGGGTCGGGAACGCCCTCAGTTCAGCCGAGATAGCGTTGAATCTGGTCGGACCGGACATGAGTCTATACCTGTACCAAATCCTTATCTCGGGAACATTCTGTGTGAGTGTTCCGCTGGACCACTCACCTACAAATGCCATTGGTTACTTCTCGTCGCCTAAGCAACTAGTTGAATCCGTCAGCAACATGCTCGACAAGAAAAACTCCAAGGGGCGAATCGCTAACGGGCTGGCCGCTCGTCGCGACGTGCTCACAAGCGACACTTACTTCCACAGAGTCGCCAAGATGTTTGATTTGCTCGGGTTGAAAACTGAAGCCGAAAGGACAATGGGTCTCCATGCTAATCAAGGATTATGACCGCATCGTGGTGCTGGTTGTAGACCATCGCTACCACACAGAAGTCCCCCGCATTCAGAAGCTAATCGCTTCCAAGGGAGGCAGGGAAGTTGTCCCGTTTGTCGATGGCGACGGCAAGCTTCTTTCCCGCCAGTTGTATGGGCAGATTAGTCCGCGACCATCGGCGGATTGGAAGGATTCGGACAAGACGTACTCTCAGCTAATAGCCATCCGGACTATTCTCCAACAGGCAAAGCATGACGGCGTCCGCAATCTCCTCTTTCTTGAGGATGACGTGGACTTTACTCCTGAGTTCGATGAGGTTGTCGCTAAGGCCACAAAGCAGATTGACAAGCTTACGACATTCATCCCAACCAAGCATGCCCCCCTGCCTGATTGGGACATGTTGTATTACGGGGCGAACCATACGTGGCACCGCACTGACGAGTTGAGCGAGAACGTTCTTGGTCTTAATGGTAGCTACTGTCTCCATTGTGTCGGCATCCGTCGCCGTATGTTTGACCCACTTTTGAGTCTCCCAGACGAAAAAGTGATGGATTGGATGATTTCCAAGAACATCCACCACCAATACAACTGCTACGCTATCTGGCCCTCAATAGCAATCCAACGGCCGGGCCATTCGTACCTCAACGGTAGTCATCAAGACTATACCGAATGGTTCAAAAACAAAGGGACAAACCATTGATTAAGACTGGCGTCTTACTAAACAACCTTGGGCGAAACCAACTCGCCCATGGTTTCATTCACAGCATCAACAACTATCTCGAAAGCTATGACGGCGTAGACGTTATCTCTTTCGTAGAGAACGTGGTCCATCCATGCACCACACCCAAATTCGCAGTAATGAATCTCAACGAGGCGTGGGAGTATGACGGCTTGGTCGTGGCAACTAGCTTGTCGACAGCCGAGAAGGCTTTGATATTTCCCGCTCCGAAGCGTCGACTGTTCTATGTGTGGGACATGGAATGGATGAGGGCAGGCGACAGAGATTTTGACTACTTCCAAAGCATTTATGGCAACCCGAAACTTGACCTTATTGCCCGGAGCGACACATATGCGAAAATCATAGAGCGATGTTGGAACCGACCCGTCAAAGCCGTGGTCGAGAATTGCGACGTCGGAGAGTTGATTCGTTATGGCCAAGCTAAGAACTAAAGCCTATTACAAAACAGAATACGTAGACAAAGAAAGAAGTCCCGCCGACATTGCCGATGAGCACAACACCTACCCCAACAAAATTAGGCGTGAGATTCGAGCCTTTGGCTTCGCACTTAGAGATAAGAGCGAGGCCCAAAAGGCGGCTATCAAGAACGGGCGACATCTCCACCCTACAAAGGGAAAAACAAGAGATATTACGGTCCGTCACAAAATCAGTGCATCGATGGCTCGGGTGTGGGACGATATGAGTGACGCTGAGAGACAGCGTCGTATTGATATCGGTCGCCAGCAATGGGATAAGATGCCCAAGTCGAAGAAAGAAGAGTTCAAGAAGCTTGCCGCCAAGGCTGTGCGTGACGCCAGTGAACATGGTTCCAAGCTTGAACAGTTCATCCGAGACAAGCTTGTTGCGATTGAGTTCCATGTAGAGTTCCACCCAACGATAGATGACCATAAGGTTGATTTATACTTGGAGCATGAGGGTGTTGTAATCGACATCCATGGGCCGACACACTTTCTCCCGATTTGGGGAGAAGACTATCTGCTGAAGCGTCAAGAGGAAGATGGGAGGAAGATAAAGGCGTTCATTGATAAGGGGCTAACCTTTATCAGAGTGGTGCATGCAGCAAAGACAATCTCCGAAGTAGATAAGATTGTCCTGCTAGAGAGGATTGTTAGTTATGTTGCGAATCCACCAAAGAAGAAAAAAGACAAACTTATCCAACTAGAGGTTCAATAATGGCAAAAGCAAAAACAGAAACAGTCGTCGAAACTAAAGCCGCACGTCCAGCCATGCACTCGCCTGAGTGGAATGATTGGGTGTTAGACCAATTGCGAGACGATGAAAAAGACCCTGATGGAAATCCCAACGTTGATGGGCTTAGACGTCTAGCTGAAGAAATTCTCGGTACTGTGATTGAGAGTTACTCAAGAGTAGTTGAGGGAGCGACTACGGCAAACAGCTTTCGTGCCACGGTTGAGCACCATCTGGTTATTGCTTGGGGTGGCGACAGAGACGATTTAAGAAAGTTTGGAGCGGCTGCGGATGTGTATCCGGGGAATACCGATGAATCCTACGCACGCTTTCCAACCGCAACAGCCGACACAAGAGCGGAAGGTAGGGCAATCAGAAAAGCTTTGCGGCTACGTAGAGTTGTGACGGCAGAAGAGATTACGTCTCTACCAGTGCATGAATCCGGTCTCGATAAGCTTATTGTGGATTCACAAATTAAGGGTATTAACAAACTGTGTAAGAATCTCAATATCAACGCCATTAAATTCATCAACAGTGGGAAGAATTCGTACGCCCACCACACACACATAAGATACGACAATGCCTTGACCATGTTGGAGTATCTCAATCGTTACTTACAAGACCCAAATAAGATTCCGGACAGTATTAAGGGGTATCAGGAAAATTGGAGAAATGCGACGAAGTGATTAAGTCTGGCGAGCCAACCGTTCTTCCATACTCACAACATAAACTTTATAGGGTGTGGAAGACGATGATTAATCGTTGTCATCTACCAGAATCACACAAATACCATAGGTATGGTGCTAGAGGTATTAAAGTGTGTAGTGCGTGGAGAAACTCATACCACAAATTCTATTCTTGGATGATGGATAACGGTTGGCAGCCTGGACTTTCTATCGAAAGAAAAGATAACAACGGCAATTACACGCCAAGTAATTGCAAGTTAGCCACCAACAAAGAACAGGCGAATAATACATCCACAAATAGGATATTACACGCTTTCGGACAATCTAAAACCATGGCTGAATGGGCTGACAGCCCACAATGCAAGGTTGTGTACTACTCATTAGCTAGTAGAATTAGCAGGGGATGGGATGTAGAAAAAGCCATATCCCAACCCCCAAGACCACTCAAACGAAAGGTGAAAAATGCCATTCAAAAATGAACCGCAAGAGGTAAGAATCTACAAGCCCAACATGAAGGGTAATGGGGCTGCCTCTAAACTACAGCTTCGCACCAAGCAAAAGGCCGTCACAAGCCGTGAAGGCAGGGAAATTAACATCGATGTCGTGATGATTTTCTGGGAGTCCGCCCAACAGACTGGCAAGGACGGTAACGGCAATGCCTCCTTCGCTTGGGACGATGATTCTAAAAAAGTTGCTATCAAACTTGGGGATGCTGATATTGCGGAAATTTTGGCTGTGCTATCTCGTCAGAAGGACTACGCTGGACCGCCCCCAAAAGCGGGGGCGTCGTTTCCTCCCGGCTTATTTCACAAATCACCTAAAGGCAATTCCACCTTTAGTCTAACCCGTAATGAGAATGGTGGACTGAATGTTCGCCTCAGTGCTCAGAAACAGGGGCAACAGGGCACGATTGCCGTCGCCCACAGCATCACGATTGGTGAGGGGGAAATCATCTCCACCCTACTAAGGGCGGCACTAGTAAAGAAGTATGGATGGAACTAACACGAGTCTGAGGAACGGGGTGGGCAACCACCCCGTTCTTGTTGACGGACCCATAAACTGGACCTAGACTGAGTATGATCGGACGACATCACAGAAGCATCCACGGAACGTAGATCGTTTAACGAGGGGATGTCATCGCTCGTGACTCAGAAACACTTAAAACAGGAACTAGAAATGCCGAAGGAAAAAACAATGGCCACTGACATCATCCGCAAAGATATTACTACAGAACTCTACCGCGAATACGACTTTGGCGGGAGAGTCTATCGTATCGACTTTCCCGTCACTCTATACTACCGCGAAGGGGGCACAACCCATCGCGTGGTTGATGGCAAGGGAGTTGCCCACTGCGTACCCATCCCCGGTGCGTTCGGATGCGTGCTACGTTGGCAGAACAAAAACAAAGACAATCCTGTCGAGTTCTGATGAAAAAATACGACCGACTAGCCGGGGTTCCTCCCGGCTATTACTACCTAGTGCGAGTCATCCAATTCTCAGACTTCGAAGTCCCCTACAAGGATGAAATCCTGTTTGTGGCAAAAGAGAAGGTGGAATTAGTCGACCTTTGCAAAGAAAAGCAATGGTATTGCAGCGAATACAACCCCCAAAAGAGTAGCTGGCTTGAATACGCAATCCAACAACATAAACCTAGTCGTTGAGACCGACTTGGGGCACGACCCCGACGACTTCTTTACGATTTGCTACCTCATCTCGGCGGGTGTTAAAATCCGCCACATCTCCATCTGTCCCGGCGACCCCGACCAAGTAGCTTTGGCCGACTTTATCCGCGACTTCACCGAACAAGACTTCACCATCGGCGTCAGCCACATCGATAGGCTGTGCCAATGCGGCGAAAAGGACTGTCCGAGGAAGTTCTCGTCTGGCGGCATCCACCACAAACTTCTCAAGAGGTTTGGCAGACCGCTCGACCGCATAGCCGATGGAGAGGGACACCAACTCATCGAGAAGGCTTGCTTTGAGTTCGACAACCTAGAAGCCCTAGTCATCGGCCCCGCCACTTGTCTAGCTTTCGCCGTCAAACACCTGTACGCGAAACCAATCAAAAGAATCACCGTCCAGGGCGGCTTCCTAGGCTACCACCAGCATGAATTTCCCTGCCTTCGTCTTCCCAAGTTTGAGGGTCTGTCGTGGTGCCCGACCTTCAACCTCAACGGAGACCGCAAAGCGGCCATTACCCTTGCCGAATCGGGTATCCCGCTCCAATACGTTTCCAAGAACGTGTGCCACACCATTGAGTTCGACCGAAACCGCTTCTCAGAATTTTTTGCTAAGCCGTCGTGTGCCGCATCAGAGTTGTTCATGGAGGCTGGCAGGTTCTATTTCGAGAAGCATGACAGCAAAAAATTCCATGACCCTACGGCCGCTGTCTGCCACCTCCATCCCGAGATTGCGGATTGGGTGAGGGGCTACATGGTGAAAATCGAAGGTGGGTGGGGAACCGTGCTCGACCCGAGCGGTCACCACATCATTGCCGACATCAACCGTCACCTACTGTGGAAACATCTATCGGAGTTCTCATGAGCGAGCCAGCGTGGACTGACGCACCGACCGGGCCGGGATTTTATTGGTGGCTCGCCCCAACTCGGACAGACAACAAAAGCAACTTCCCCACCATAGTTTTGGTTGTGGATGGGACAGTCGCGTCCCTAGAAGAAATGAAAATCGTACAGATAGATGACATGGTCGGTAAGTGGCTGCATATACCGCCACCGCTAAACGACATTGCAAAGTGTATGATGTGTAGAACCGTCTTTCTTCACAAGGGAGAGTTCGGAGTGCTCTGTTCTAGGGAATGCAAAGAAAAGTTTAGCAAAACGTGGTAGACCATCAATGAAATTGAGATACGGCAATTGCCTTGTCGGGGCAATCATCCTCGCCTTCAAGTACCGATTTCGGGGACGAATCGTCCGCGTATCAGGGTTGGATGGAAGTTGCCCTCACTTTGTATATCAATTCGACGGGAATCTATACCATTACAGGTTAAAGCGGGATATTCTCCCCTGGCCGTTCTGCTATTTACTGTTTGAAGGGAAATTCTCCCGTTACCGAAAGGTGGAACAATGACCGAAGAACGTGAAAAATATTGGAAGAAGTACAATAGCATCTTCTTTATTGCGAGACTTGCTGCCACCATTATGCTGTTCCATCAACAGCTAGGTTGGGAAACGCTTCCGACACTACTAAAGTGGTATGAATATTATTTCATAATCATGAACATTGGTGCGACCGGATGTGCGGGACTCGCAATCGCCTGGATAGTGTGTATGCTGCACAGCATTCCCCACTTTGACAGAGATGACTTCCGGGCCATTGAACAAGAAACTCTCATGGCCCATCCGTTCAACACCCTGCTGAGCATGGCTGTCGTGGCCGGGATTTGGCAGTTCGGACACCCAATACTGTCAGTCACGTACTTCGCCGTGCTGGTATTGATGGAAATGACTCAATCGTACTACAACCACTTGATGAGTAAAATGGATGCCGGACACTGATTTGAATCAAATGGATTGGGAGAGGCTTCGCAACGAAGCCTCGGCCTTACGACAGGCAATCAGATATCATCGCGATCAGAAGGGCGACGATAGATGTCATCTGGACGACGATAAACTGTACGAGGTCTTACCTGAAGGTAAGCCAACGGAACCTCGCACACTCCCTTGTAACTTTATGGAGAATTGCAAGCGATTCTTTGAGGCACGTCAGAACGTGCCCTATAAGTCGGTTGACGAACTCTATGCACGATGGGATGGTGATAAGCCGTATCTCTCATCGGCAGAAATACAAGCCCTTATCGGACTCCTCAAACAAGCCTCTGAGGAGTTTAGCAATAATGGATGTAACGACCACCCACTCAAAAACACCGACGAGAATTGGAAGTTGTATCTTCGATATCTAGATTTCGTCGACGAAGAAGATGATGATGAAGACCGGGTCCGACCGCCGAAAAGGACGGCACTCTGCTTTTATGACTGGTTGCTTTGCGACTATTTCGTCTCAAAGTTAAAGGGGATGAAATAGCATGCCCATTGTCGCACTACTCATCATGGCTGCCGCGGCAATCGCGTCTTGTGTGATTGTCTTGCTGCTTATTGTCGTCATCCCGATAACCACCATCTACTCGCTCATCTACTACCCATCGTGGGAAGTATTCGGCGGTGTGATATCATTCTACATCCCGCTCGGCTTCGCCGTACTTTGCTTCTATCTCCATAGGAAGGCGGGATGAACCAACCACTTTGGATGCACTACAGCATCGTCATCATGTATCTGGTCGTCGCCACCCTGTCATGGTGCAGCCGCGAGTTCCGCAAAGAATTCGTAATCCCATGGCTGGCGTTGACGGCAGCCGCTCAATTCACGGTGGGGGCTATCGTGAGTGCTCTCGTCATCATCTATAGGACATTCTACCAATGAGAACAATCAAACGATTCGCCCAACTATGGTGTGCGGCGGTCCTGTTGGGGTGTATCGGCTTACTCATAGCCAAATGTGTCGACGACACGGATTTTATGCTGAGCATGCTATTTTGTGTGTTCGCCATCTTTACGGGACTCTGTGTCGCCATCGCGACGGATGATGAAATATGAGCAAGCTGATTGCGATTGTGTGGTTGATTATTGTGGCAATCATCTTGCTGGTAGTCACGACCATGCTCGCCTATAACAACGAACCCCTTCGCTGGGCACTGGCATTAGTAGTGTTCTGTGTCATGACGGCGTGGTCAGTTGTGAAGGTTCTGCCACCACCTAGAGGGTATTACTGATGACGTTCAAACAATGGGCAGCCGCAACTTGGCTCGTCACATTTTGCGTTGCTGTCGTCTCCATTCTTATCAGCATCTTAATGCGGATGCTAATTAATGACGAAGCCTTCCGCTACGCGGTAGCCGCCATGCTCGCAGTGGCGAGTCTTGCCGGCATCACACTATGGTCAATCCACGCCTTGGAAAAAAGACCATCATGATTACCGCTCTACCCTATATCTGGCTAGCCTTGGTGTCGAGCACCTTAACCGTACTAATGATTACCCGCAGAGATTTTCGGGCATACCTTCGGGAGTTCCTAACTGTTCTTGGTCTTGCTTTAGGTTCAGCGGTCCTAACCATGTGTGTGGTGGGACTCACCATCTGGAGCGTGTTTGCAATCCTACAGCAATACGGAGTATTGCAATGAGTACAATCCAAAAACTTGCCGAGAGGGGGCTTGCTAAGCCCCCTCGCTGGCTGCCGAGTAATACAATTTTCGAATGCGTCGGCGGTTCTATCTCATATGGTGTGAGTGCCGATTCGTCGGATTATGACGTTTGGGGAATTGCTATCCCTATGAAGGACGACCTGTTTCCCCATCTCAAAGGGGAGATTCCAGGTTTCGGACACCAGCACCAACGATTCGAACAATACCAAGAACACCACATTAAGGACAAAGACGCACTCGGCGGAAAGGGGCGTGAGTATGACATTACGATTTACTCAATTGTAAAGTTTTTTCAACTCGCCCTAGACAACAACCCAAATATTTTAGACTGTCTCTTCGTTCCCCGAGAATGCATCCTTCACTGCACACAAGTCGGGAATATCATTCGGGAGAACCGTAAGCTTTTCTTGAGTAAGCAGGCATGGCCAAAATTTAAAGGTTACGCCTATGCTCAGGCTCACAAGCTATCTAACAAGACCCCTATCGGCAAACGTATCGAGCTAGTTGAGAAGTACGGGTATGATGTCAAATTTGGCTATCATATCGTGAGACTTCTCTCTGAAGTTGAGCAAATCCTCACCGAAGGCGATTTAGACATCCAGAGAAACCGCGAACAACTCAAAGCGATTCGACGTGGTGAATGGACCGAGAAGGATTTGCGAGACTGGTTCGCACAAAAAGAGGTTTCGCTAGAGAAGGTTTATCTCGAAAGCAAGCTGCGTCAGAAACCAGACGAGGCGGCAATCAAGGCAGTCCTGCTTAACTGTCTTGAGACTCATTACGGCAGCTTACAGGACTGCTTAGTCAGCGTCGAACCTGCTATCGTGGCACTCAAGAACATCCAAGCGGAACTTGATAAGGTAAAAGGACTGCTATGAGCACACTCACAAAACTCGAAGAGTTGAAACGCGACATCAACAACGCCATCATCACAGCCAGACATTTGGCATCAACATTTGCCGAACAGGCAAAGCTTGCCCGCGAAATGGAACTCAAGGCAGCCGCCGAGAAAAGGGAGATGGATGAATTCAACGTCATCGCCCCCTACCTCAAAAAACTTCCCGAGTTGATGAGAGAGGCGGGACGCAAGGGGTCGACGATAGTTCGCTTCGAACTCCCCACAGACGACTTCAAAGACTATAACGGCCACCGCACCAGCACTCCGAAAACCAATTCGACCACTGCAACGCTTATGAGGTATTTCACAAACGCAGGGTTGCCGGTTCAAACACGAATCATCACCACCCAGGAAGAGGATAGTGGTGCATACGACGAACGGATTATCTGGAATGTGTACGAATTGGAGGTCAAATTCTAATGCAATACGAAGTTCGACAAAAGGATGGCTGGTATTACATCTACCGAGTCGGGCCTACGGGCGACCGGGATATGTGGGACTCTTTCCATGATTCGTGGGATACCCGCGAACGTTGGGCCGCACCCTACTCAAGTGAGGCCAGCGTGAGGGAAGCGGTACGAAGGAACAAGTTCTTCCCCTGCGTCATCGTCAAGGAAGAGATTCTCCCCGAACCAGAAGAGAAGGAATCGGAGATTCCGACTCTCAGCTTCGAAGACCTGGCGGTAGGAGAACGATACATCTACTTCTTAGGTAACGACCCTACCACACATCATGTCTTCCAAAAACTCAACGTGACCGACGCCCAAAACTGTTTTACCGGTGGTACGATACGAAACATCAACCACTATAAAACCGGAAAGGTTATCAGGGTAAGATTTTCATGATCGAACAAAACCGATGACTAGAAAAGGGTGGCCTCGTGCCACCCTTTTCGCATTTAGGGGTAACGTCCTGATTAGGAACTAATCACCCATATCAGGAGGGTACGCCAATGTTCAGAAGCATAATCTCTCTAATTTTGCTACTATGGTTGCCCCAAGCTGGACAATACCATTCTCAGCACATCACACCGACAGGTATGGCCCTAGACCGTAGCTCCGACCGACACACGGTCAGCATAGCCGCATCCGGATTCGCCATGGTGAATTGGGCGTTGCTGCTACCCAAGGATGAGGCCATCCTTAAAATCAACAAGTGTATCGTGGCAACCTTGAGACACAACCCGGCCAAGAATCGCGGCTGGCTCTACCACTTCCTGGACGACCAAGGTCGACCAAAGGTTAACTCCGAAGTCTCCACCATCGATTCCGCCATCTTCTACGCCGGTGCAAAGAAGGCCGCTCAGATTCTAGGCGACCCAAAGCTAATCCGAACCGTGGACAACCTCATAAAGCAAATCGACGTAGACTTTGTAAGGCAGGGGAGTTATATCGCTCACGGCTTCCATTGGGTGGGCGACACCCCGGTCTTCATCAACAATGTGTGGGAGGATTACTCGGAGGGGGTCATCATCTACAAGCTGTTCGGGCTGGAATACGTCCCACGGAAGGTGAGATACGACTTGCCGCTGTTCGTCTATTACTATCCGCTCGCGTTCTTCCAGGATGGCGTGATTGAGGGCTATCTTCGTGAGGCTGTGAGGTATCAGAAGAAGACTTACGGATGGTGGGGTGTTACGGCGTGCGACGGACCGAACGGCTATCAAGCGAACAATTCAAATATAATCAGCCCATTGTCAATGCACACCGTAGCGTGTATCTTGCCCGAACTCCGCAAAGATGTGGACGCCCTTAAGAGAGACGTAGAGTCCCCCGCCTTCGATGTCAGGTCGTCTTGGGTGGCCAAAGACCGGATCGGAATCGATGATATGTGCTGCGTGGCTATCTTCGGCCAATACGACGTGGAACGAGTTGACGCTCGCTGAAACCGTACCTAGACTTCATATGAAGGGGCGATCGTCCCCACCAACCAACCCATATGAGGCTTAGAGATGGAAGAATTAGGATGTGGAGTGGTCGTGGTCGTCTTGGTTATCGCTATTGCGACCGGGATGTCAAAAGGGTGTGATAGCTCGACACCGCCAGCACAACAAACGGTGACCGTGACCAAGACTGTGCCCATTAAAGGCGGAACCGACAAGGGGACTGAACCGATCGTTCAACCCCAAGTCGTGCAGCCGATGCAGGAAGTGACTGTCGAGACGACGACCAAGTTCGTGCCGCCCGACTTCACCTTCGGCACACTTGCTTTCTGGATTCTCGCCGTCGCAGTCTTTGTCGCGTTGATTCCATGTGTGGAGTTCGAATATGGGATTATCGGGGCCTTATGCTTGATTATCTTTCTAGGGATTTTGGAAACCCTAGGAAATACACGCCCTCTGGAATATCTAAGAGGGAACCCAATCAACATTGGCCTATGCGTAGTGGCCCATTATCTTGCCGGGGTGGTCTGGGGATTCTTGAAATGGTATATGTTTGCACTAGATGCAAAGTTTGCCATGTTCGAATACAAGGAAAAATGGCTAGCCGACAACGGTGCGTCAGACCCTAGGAATATCACCCCTGAGATTCAAGCCAAGTGGGCAAGGAATACTACGAAGCCCTCCAGACCACTTGCCAGGGATAACAAATCCAAGATTATCCACTGGATTTCCTTCTGGGAAGTGTCGTTGGCCTGGACGGTGGTGAAAGCCCTGCTCTGCGATGTGACCAAGATGATTTTCCGGCACATCGCCAAGTCTCTTCAGAGGGTGTCGGATTTCGTGTGGCGGGACGTCAGCGACCAATTGGTCTAAGATCCGACCACGGAAGCGGTCAGCAAGGCCCCTGGAAGACGCGAGATAAGCCTGGCGGGGACTAGAAGGTCAGATCATACGTTGGACACTATCTTGGAACGCACCGGGCATCCGGTGCGTTCCTTTTTTGTTGATGGAGAACCATTATGGGCGGCAAGGCTTGGACGGAAGAAGAGAAAGAGTTTGTCAAGATTCACGCCGATTCAATGACAAATAAAGAGATTGCAGACAGGATAGGGCGAACAGCCTCATCAGTACAACTCTACGTTACGAGAAACTTGTTTTTAGGCGAAGACGAGAGAAAGCCGAGACGGAGGGATACTTATGCTGGTAGGCGAGTGGTGGTAGGACAAAGGTTTGGCAAACTGGAAGTGAAGAGAGTGTCGGAGGAAAAAGGAAAGACTCGATGTGTTTGCGTCTGTGATTGTAATCCAGAAGTTGAGGTGGAGAGATTTAGTTCCGACTTGCACGCTCGGGACAATCATAGCTGTGGATGCGAGAAAATAATCAAAGCAACAGCTAGATGCACCACGCATGGATTGTCAAAATCACCACTTTATATCCATTGGACCAAAATGAGAGATAGGTGCAACAACCCAAATAACGACGATTATCATAGGTATGGAGGCAGAGGTATCACGGTATGTGATGAGTGGGAAGATTTTGCCAGATTTCACGAGTGGGCTAACGGCCACCCGGATTATTCACCTGGGAAAACTGTCCATCGTAAGAATAACGACAAAGGGTACTCTCCAGGCAATTGCACTTGGGCTACTCCTAAAGAACAAGCAAACTCCCGTTCTACGAATCGACTATTAACCCTATTGGGAGAAACCAAAACGGTAAAGCGATGGTCTGAAGACAGTAGAGCGAAAGCTTGTGAGATAACTATAAGAACCAGAATATCGAACGGGTGGAGTGACGAAAGTGCCGTGCTGACCGAACCCAGAAAACAAAACAAGGGGGCATAAGCCCCCTTGTTTTAATAGACATATTTACAGATATTCAAGTGATGTGTAAAGGCCATACTGCGACTTGCTGCCTATGGCGTCTGGCGAAGCACTCAAAGCCACATACCAATCGTGCTGCGTCGAAGTGGTGTTGCTACCATTCGGAGACAGACCGCTCAGACCGGGAGAGGCAACAAGGCTCAATGGCGGGTCGTACGTGACACCGTTGATGGTTCCACCAGAACCTCCAAGGTGCTTCCATGTTGTGTCGCCCGAGCCGAGCGGGGATGCCGTGGCCCACGGATGGATGATTTGAGCACCATAAGTCGTAACACCAGTCGCGGGAACATTGATATTTACGCGGTCGAAGATACGAACCTGGGCATTCTGAGTCTTAATCGCACTAGTATGCGTAAACCTAATGTTGAGCGTAGCTAGCTGGTTAGGGATACCCTGCAATACTCTCACGTCGCCAGCACCTAGGTCACCCGATGCTGAGTGGACATACTTGACGTTGTTAGCCTTCGGACCTTGGAGGGCACCGGTCGAGTCGGTAATGAAGGTGTTATCCTGGAAACTACCCACATTAACCGATGAACCAAAACCTGCCGAACCGTAGAAGCCAAGTCCGGAACCGGCCAAATCGTTGACTGTATTCGAGAAGTAGCAAATGAAATTAATCTGAGCCATGTTTTAACTCCAGAAAGTTGAAAGGGGACGATGTCATAAGTTACACCTTACGAACAAGACCCGGCGATTATCCGCCATTTGTTATCTAATTGGTCATATGCCGCACACACCTTAGAACCCGCCGCAAAGGCGGTTGATAGTCCGCCAAAGCTTTCAAACACAACGACCTTGTCACTGTTTGCCGCTGAAGAAGTGATACTCATCAGACCCGAACCGCCATTGTTGATAGACACATCGAGCGTGCCGAACAGGAACGTGGGGATGGTCCAAATCTTACGCCAGTTATCCCAGAACAGACCTACCGGACCCGCCTTCCACAGTTCAGATTTGCTACGATAGTTGTCCATGAACGTGTTGCCCATCTGATACGATTTCAGAGAGTCGTCACCGGGCGTGCTACTCGCATTCGGCACCGGCTTGCCCGTGTACTCAAATCCCCAGCCCACAACTTCAAGCGGACCGCGTAATCCAAGGGCACGAGTGTTGTCGTACATCGGCGGCACGTCGGACGCCAACGCCTTTTTCTGGTGGACGCCTCGATACACATCACCCCATGCAAGATAGTCGATATCATTACCACTACCCAACGGGTCGAGACTCTTTCTATTAGGACTCTTGTCGTCCTGAGTACCTTTCATCTTCTCGTAGTGGGGCATGCCCGTAGGTGTTGGGGTGCCTGACGGGTCAGGTATACTCTCACCGATAATCTGAGTCGAGAACGGTCGTAGCAAACCTTCCATCGTCATCAAGGCGGTATCCTTGAAATACTCAGGATTATCACCACGCAAGTTCGCGATAGCCTCTTGGGGCGTCATCGTCCCGACCTGAGTACGATAGCCGTATTGGTCGGACTTAGTGACTCTCCCCATCAAGACTGCGTGCGGGGTGGACTGAGCGACCGCACGCGAAGTGTTCGCCATGAATCCTCTCTGACCCGCCGCAATGATTTGTTGCATCTGGGAACGTTGCTGGAATAGAACCCTCACAGCACGACGCATGTCCTGTGCGGCAAGACCAAGCCGTCTCATCCTATCCGCCGACTCGCGTGCGAACGCACCAAACTTCTTCGTGTACGTCTGCATTGAATAGGACGTCGTCACGCCAGACACACCGATAGAAACTTGAAGGCCCGTCACTGTCGGCCCATCAATCACCAATTCGTCTCCCAGATTCGCAGTCGGTGTGCCCGCGATGTCGAGAGTTCCTGTTTCGATAATCTGCTGATTCGTGGCACTCTCGGCTAGCTTGGCGTTGGCCACAAGGTCTAGCGTGGTGAAGTCACCATAATTCCAGGGGACCAAACCTTCGTCACGCTGGAAGTTCACCTTGCCAGGTGCCCCCTTAAGAACCCATGGACCGTAGCTGTCTCTGTTCGACTTGACGGGCAACGCCACCGCATCGGGGCGATATGGGGCCGGGTGAAGTCTCATGGGGAAACTTCCGTTTCTCAAGGCGTAAGCGTACACTAAGCTTTCGTCGGGTACTCCCAAGACGAAAGCAAGGTCTTGCACGCCACCTAACGGGTCCGGAGCAAGTCCATAGAGTGGGGCGGCAAGATTCACAACTACATACGGAAAGAATTGACCAGGCGGATATACGATACCAATAGATTGGTCAATCTGTGCCTTCATGTATATTGTGCTATCACCCTGCAATACAGCCGCATCGGCCGGAAGCCTTTGCAAATCCACCGTAGTCGGTTTGATGTTGGAGAACTTGACAAAGCATTCGAATCTACCATCGGGAGCGAGAAACGTATCTTCGTTGAAAAAACTTAGACCGAGCGGCATCGACGCATCCGGAACGAAACCAGCGTCGGCCGGTTCGTCAGAAGATACGACGTGAGTGGTTTCGTTCTCATACTTCCAGTAAATCAAGAACGGTAATCTAACAAGGAATTTGCGACCAAAGTATTCTTCCGCATAGGTGCGAACAAATTCATAGACTCGCTGTGCCCTCTGGACCCAATAGTCTGACTCGTTCATTTGACCGAATCGTAGAATCGCCTCTTCGTTTTCAGCAATCAAGTCGTGCTGGAAAATTACGTCTGGGAAAATCTCTGCGAGTTCCGTCGTTGAATCGATGGCACTAACAAGATTGATAGTCGCTGCCTTATCCGGGTCGGTCTTGAGCACATACGCGGCCCAAGAGTCGAAGTCGGCCAGTGCGAATCTCAACTCGGGAATGTCAACCCTGTAAGTGGTCGACCCCATGATGTCGATAATCGGCATGGCGTTCAGATTGACGGTGTGACCGAATTCCGGCTGACCCTGACCCACGATGACCTGATTGTTCATATCCATCCCCCAATACGGCCAAATCGTCTGGTCCATATTGAAGTTGATAATCTGATTCAGACTAATCAAGTCCCCGCCGATGAGAACCGAACTCGTGATGTCGTTTCTGAGTTCTAGACCAAACGAGGAATTGGTGACATTGGTCTGTTTCTTAATGAAGGCTTCGATGGCACCGACGACCGGCTGTTGTAGTCTGCTGACGGCCTTGAATTTAATAACCCCGCCATCGAGATAGCAAATGTAGTCGCAACCGCTGTCCTGACAGAGTTGGCTGATAGCCTCCAACAGACTCACGGCGACACCGCCGATGCGATAGTAGGTGGGCGGAAGCGGCAACCCGCTCAAGTCAATGTGGTAGGAGTAACCCATAAACTGCAACGGTCCGCCAAAGTCGCCTTGTCCGCTGCTACTGGTAATCTCATGGATGGCTGGCAGAATGCCGAGATTGCTGACCGAGGGATTGATTGTGATACTGCCGCCCTGAGACGAAGTGTCGATACTCAGGTTCGCTAGCGGCGTATTCCACACCATGCCCGACTCGTTCGTCAAAGCACCGCCAAATCCAACAAGATTTTCGTAATATCCGAATGCGTTGATAAGGTTTGGTATGTTGCGGGTTGTGCCGCGATAAGAGCCAAGAATGACCTGGACGCCCGCTAGGATCTCGCGGGGGTCGGTCAAGACGATCTCGTAGACCGGCTTGCCGTCGAAGCCGTCCTTTTCGAGCCAACGCTGCACGATGCCTTCGAAGATAAGGCTCTCAAATTCAAGACGGGCCGGAGTACCGGGTAGGGGTCTTTCGAAGCTATCTCCGTTGATTACGTCCTCTACAAGCCCTACTGTGACCGTGCTCGACTGCTCATTCCAGCCAAGGCTACAAGAGATCGACGTGACCGACGCTCCGCAAAGTCGGGTTTGGGTGAACGGACCTGTTATGTTTGCCATCCTATATTGTCCTTAAGAAATATACCAAGTCGTGCATAACTTGATTAAAAAGTTTTTGGTTGACGCAACCCTCTTACGAGCGGTTAGTTTAGCTGAATTCCTGAGAAAAAATAAAACAGGTTTTGTGACAAAAACCCCCTACTCGGGGTACTATAACCGTAGGGAAACGAAGAGAAGGCAGGGGAGGTTACTCGCTAGAAGAATTACCTGACACTTGTGGCTACTGTGAGACGATACGGCCCTCTAGGACACCGGTTACTTGAGCGGTCGTTCCTTTCAAGCGATCTTTAAATACTCGGGGCAACCGGTGTGTCCCGAGCTTATGAACCAGTGAACTCTGATGGGTTACTGCCAAATCCAGCTAGCCTGTCTCGTGTACCGGCCCGTCGTTGGCGACCAAGAAACCGTGTCCGTCTCAATGTAGACGATGGTTCCCGATGGGGCGTACGGGGTGATGTCCACAACAGGCGTTCCCTGCGTAGCGATGAGTTCGCAGTTCGTCAGCGTCCCGTTGATGGGCATCACGATTTCAATACTCAGACTTCTTCGCTTCTCTTTGACAGTCCCGATGTTTTGAAATATCGGCCCGGCCGTCCTACCCAACACGGGGATGAGGGCGACAACCGGCGTGGCCGCGTCATCCGTAATCGTGATAATCTCACTCAATGCCCCCTCGTAACACGGGACGGGCGTTGAGTTGTACTCGTAGCTATAGTTAATTACCCCGCCAAGCGTGTTGTGTCCCACCGATTTGCTATACGGCGTAGGATTCACCTTCGACGTATCAACGTACGTAGCTGCCAGCCCAAGAATATTCGATTCCATCGCATTAAAGTAAGCTGCGGCGTTGTTATAACGTTCTAGCTGATTGTTGGCAACGAACGGAGTCGCCGCATTGGCGGTTCGCAACCCTGTAATCGTGCCCTCAACTGTCACGTACGTCTTTCCATCCTCGCGACTATATCTCGTCGTAATGGTGTTCTCGTCTTTTACGGAGGTTGGCTGTCTGTTATCAAAAGAGAAGGAATAGCTGACTAATCCCTCTGCCTTAGACGGGGTAAAGCTAGCCGACACCGGGAACGCCTTCAAGTCCGGTATTCCAGACTCGGTAGTGCAACGGGCCAGAGCGAGAAGCTTGACGGTGTTGTATCGAGTCAAAGCACGCTGGTACTTCAAGTCGACAACAAACGCCTCGTTCGCGTACTGCTCACCCCTCACCTGCCCTTCCAATGTTACGGTCGTTCGACCATCTTCCAAACTCGTCTGCATGCTCACGTTGTAGGTTTCAATCGCATCGCCCGTATTGACGCGGTCGTTGTACTCGTAATTATAACTGATGCTTCCTTCGTTATAATTGTAGTCGACGTTCGCTTGCGTCGGATGCGGGTTGAGCGTGATACCTGTCACGTACGCGGAAACGCGACTCAGCAACATCGGCTCGATGACAAGCCACCGGGCTTTGGCGTTGACAAGCTTTGCTTCAATGTCGTGCAGATTAACGTACAAACCGTGAATCACACCCTGAATGGCCACGGAGTTCCCGAAGAACTGTTCGCTGGTCACCTTCCTGGTCGAAACCGTATACTCCTCCCAGAAGTTATTGGCCGAGATGAAGTAGTTTTCGGTAACGCTATAGCTACCATCAAGTTCGTCGATGTTCTCAGATATGACTCGGTTAAACTGTCCGAATGAATCGGGCGATACGGCCGATTCCCCGAATATCGTCGAGCCAGCCTTGGGAGACCATGGCGTTGCCGTCGCATCCATCCCCAACTTGAGTTGATTCTGGACGAACGTCTTGGCAATCTCCCAGGCTTGGGTAGTAATCGTTCCGTCTGCATCGTAATTGGCCCTAGCCCTGGCGGAAATGGTGTGGGTGACTCGGTAGGTGTGCGGTCCATCCCCCTCGTCAAACGACCAATTCTCCGTTGCCGCCTCGATATTTGACGTCGGCGTTTCATCCTCGTCGTCAAACCCTTGACCTTCCAGCACAATTGTATAAGCACACACATCAATCCACATACCCTGGTCAAATGAAATCGACTTGACCTTGGCGTTGAATTTAACAGGGGACGAACCGTCGTACCCCTGTACTTCGAACACTCTTCCGTCATTGGCGAACAAATCTCGCAACGCCTGCTGCTTGTGGATGATGGAGGCGAGACGTCCTTCAATGGCGATTGCAGTTTCAACATCGTCAGTCTTCGAAGCCGTTATCTGGCCCGTCAGAGTGGCGGTAATATTTGTTCCTAGTCTTCGTCCGTCCGACGTTTCCTGAATCTCCTGGCTAAAGGTGACCAACGGAGCGGGACGGATGTCATCGCCGTCATAGATTACTGGCATTAGTATCTAAATCCATTAATATAAAGGGTGAGATTCTTGGGGGTCAATCCGGCCACTTTAGGAATCACCAGATTAACATTGCTTGTCGTCTGGATTGGGGCGTTGCCGACGATATAGAGACTTACAGAAGCGGTAACTGCGTCACCAAACCCCGAGATGAATAATGTTGGCGACATGTTATGAAGATTCTGTGCCGCTCCATATTTGTTGGTCTTGTATCTGGTCACGCCATAGAGAGTGCCAGGATTTGAGAAAACATCTCTGGTACTAATCGGAATGGAGCCAGCGATGAATAAAGGTGTAGTAGCTATGTTTTGCGTGTTGCATACGAACAGGGTAATACCGGCGTTCGGTCCGCGACAAACAAACAAGTTCAGGTCTTCACCGATTGGGACATACCCCGCATTTTGCCCCGTTCCTTCAATGTACAACGTTGTACGCTTTGTCAAGCTGCCGTTGCTGTTTTGAATAAACAGAGGCGTGGACGCGTAGGCGTTGGTGTTACTGCCCTCGATGAACATATTCATCATCTCAGATGTAGCACCTGAACTCATACCAAAAATGGATAAGTTCATAACGCTATATAGAGGTGAGCCTGTAATTGTCAATGGCATCGCCAACGCACTCCCTCCTACTCCAACAGTCGTACCCTGAATTACCAAGGTGGCCGTTGATGTGAGAATAGGTGCGGGCGTCCCTCTGATGAATAGGTTCAGGTCTTCGTGGCTGGGGAGGCCACCTCGCGTGAATAAGTTGACAGAGCTATTGATCGGAATCTTACCGCCGACGAACAGGGACGTATTGTTGGTGAGAGAAGAATACCCCATGATGAACAATGAGGTGCCAAGAGATGGACCACCACTGACATACAACGGGGAATTATTCGTCACTACGTTTGTGCCAGAGATGAAGAGGTTCGCACTCCCATCAAACGGTGTTCCTGGAGCACCGCCCGATAGACGAAAGATTGGCGGGTTTGTACCTGCGATAACGAACGACTCCCTTGGTGGGTCGGTACTGATAGTCCCCAAAGGAAGTCCCCCGCCAGAAGCGGGGGTCTTCGAATTCTCTGAAATCATAACTGCACCTTTCGTTGATTAGGCAGGGAGATTAGATACCATCTTGGGAAGTTTCTCTTGCATAGCAGTCATGACTTCCTTGGTAACTGTTTCTGCTAGGTCGCCCTTGATAGCGTTCATGACTTCAGCACCATTAAGCACAACTTCAATGCGACCATTTCGTTCAAGAACAAGCTTATCTGGGATTTTGAAACCCTCAATAATCTTACCGAACTGTCCTAGGGAAGAACCCATCTGAGTCAAAGCCTTGTTTAGACCGTCAACCACACCATTCAACCCCTGGACGTTCTGACCAAAGGCGGCTTGTGGGTCGACTGCCTTATCAGCGGTCGGAGCACCGATTTGCTTCTGTTGAAGCTGAGGTGGTAGGAAGTTGCCAGTATTGCCCTGCTCACGACGACGTCTCTCTCTGATTTCTCTCGGAGTTTCGCCGGGCTTCACTAGAGCGGGGCTACTACCAAAACCTCCGCGAGTCGGCAAATCCTTACCCGTTGCTCTCTTGAAGTCGATGGCGAATTTAGCACGACGGTCGGAGTCTTTCTTCGTCTGTTCGGCAATCATAGGGGCATTGCCAGCCTGACGAGTCTTGGCGTCATTGTCAACTTGAGCAACCGCACGCGAAACCGCCAAGCTTCCAGCCTTCTTACGGTCATTCTCAATAGCCTCTTGTCTGAAAATCATGTCGCTAGTCTTAGAGTCTAGCTGATTTCTAGAATAGAACTGTCCAGTCGGTTTGTAGGTAGCACGCTTCTTTTTCTTCGCTGCTGCAACCGGACCCGCAGCAATCGCGGCGGCTCTAGCCACAGGAGAATTTGGAAGCGTGGGCAATACGCTTGCAGCTTGTGGTACACCTGGCGTGGACTCCACAGTTGGACCCACGATGGGGGCGATAGCCCTTACTTGAGCCTGCTGTTGAGCACCGGCAACCGCAGTCTGAGTCGTACCAGCCTTGGCCTGTAGGGCTTCGGCCTGACCGGCTACAGTCTGTTGTTGCATTCTCAACGCCTTTTCATCTGTGAACGGCTCTAGACTTGTCAGCATCTTACCGTAATCTTTCTGACCAGCCGCAAACTGCGAGACCTTGGCACGGTTAGCCGGGAAAGCATCGCCGTACACGTCTTTACTGATTCTAGAAGACGTCGATGTGATGGCACTGTCAAGAGACGTATTTGACGACTTTTGGTATTCACCAAGAAAAGCGTTGATGGTGTTGTCTACCGCTTTAGGATTCGACGCACCAGCACCCAAAGCCTTGATTTTCTCTTTGAGCGGCACGGTGATATCTTGAGCCGCCTTTTCTGGAGGCAGATTCAAGAACTTACCGGCCCTGCTAGTGATGTCTCTTTCCTGATTGACGTTGAGTAGACCACCTCTTACAGCACCAATGGACTTGTTTGCCAAGTCTCCCTTGAAGTCGGAGATACCGCCGCTTAGCCCCTTCTTTCGTTCTAGTAGACTACCAAGATGTCCAATATCGGCATTGGAATTGAGCATACGAGACTCATCCAGCGAGAAGCCGCCCTTGTTGAGCCGGTCTAGCGACTGTGCCGCGTTGTTCAAATCTTTCTGCTTGCCAGCGACCATACCCTGTTGAGTATCGACGTCTCGCTTAGCAGCCTCAGCCAAACTGATTCTCAGCTTGTCAAAAAACGTCTGTTGGATTTGCTTCAACTCACCGAAAAACTCTTGTTGTAAGCCCGCCTGATTGTTGGCAATCTGTTCCTGTGCAGCAACCGCAGTCTTGTCATTGCCCGCCTGTTGTCCAAGCAAGCCGATACGGGTGCGTTCGCTTCTAGGGTCGATTGTACCAACCGCCATGCCGCTATTCGTCAACAATCTGTCACGTACGTCGGAACCAGTAGCACCGCCGTAAGCTGGGAGTCGGGCACTACCAAGACTTGCCAGATGGTCCAAGACGCCAGTAATCTGCTTTGCGTTGAACCCGGCAAAGTTGCCCTGCCGAGCCGCAACATCAGACAGGTTGGCATTCCTGTTCATCTCACGACGCTGTCTAGGGTCGGCCGTCAGAAGCTTCTCAGTGAACGATAACCTCCCCTGCCTATCCTCTTCAAGTTTGTTTATCTTCTCTTGGATGATTGCGTTCCGACTGGAAGAATCGGCCAAGTTTTCTAACGCCTGTCCAAGACGCTGGGCGTTGCCTTGCAGCATAGCAAGCTGTTCGGATAGCTGACCCTGACTTTCGCCAGTTGCATTATCACGAGCGGCTTTCGTTTGAGTAATCTGAGCCTGTGTCGAGCGAAGCCTGTCACCGATAGCAACCGGATTCAAAGCATCGCCACCTCTCATATTCGTCAAGAATTGTTGTTGATGCAGGAATGGCTTATTCAGCGAATTCAAGTTGATTTCACCGGCACTTGAATTCCCGGTCAGCGTAGCACGCACACGACCTTCAGACTGAGCCGCCGCGATTTGCAGGTGCTCCATCTTGCTAAAGGACTCGCCAGTCTTATTAATCATATCTTGATTGGCGATAAGTCCCTGGCTGAAAGCATTCGCTCTCGTTTCCAGTTCCTTGGCCGCGTTTTCAAGAACAGCGTTAACGTTGGCAAACCCCTTCTCGATCAAGTCATCTGTCAGCTTCTTAACATTCTCACCAGCAGCCTTGCTTAAGTCTTCAGGGTCCATACTATCAAGAACGTTGGCAATCCTATCCTTGACGATGTCGGGCAGGTCTCCCAAACCGTCTTTGATGCGTTCGGCCAAGCCTTCGTCTTCAAGCCCACCCTTAGAGTTGGCGTTGGAGATGATGTTAGGCAGGGAAATAGCAGCGGCGTTTACTCCGCGAGCGGTTGTTCCCAGACCTGAAGCGAGAGGGCCGTTCCCTAGAGCACCAGTCACGCTACCCACAGCCTTGTTGAAGGCGTTCGTGTCAACGTTGCCTATACGGGCGTCGTTGGCGAAACTCTTCACATTGATGGACTGGAGGGCACCGCCAAAAGCGGCTTGTAGGGCATCGGCACCGTTCTGCAAGCTTTGAATCGAATTCGTAGCGGACTGCACGGCATCAGAAATCAAGCTAAACTGTTGAAGCTGGATAGTCTGTTCCTGAATGGCCTTTGTGTTGGCCTGTCGTGCAAGCTTCTCTTTATTCGCTTCGATGATGACCTTATCAAACGAGTCTAACACCTCTTTCAAGGAAGTGTCCGTGGCTGTAGCGATACCTTCGGCAACCCTGCCACCACCGGCCTTTTCGAACTTGGCCAGACGGCTACTTCTACCAGCATCGGTGAGTTCGGCATCCGAAAGATGCAGGCTTCCCGCAATCTTGCCGCCGAACTCTTGGAGTTGCGGGGCGATTGGGACTAGCTTGTCTCTCAATAGCTGGCTTCTGTTAGTCTGTTCGGCAGTACGGTTTTCTTGACTACTGAAGAATCCTAGTTTTTCACCGATAGCACCAGTGATGCCGACAGTGCTAGAAGACTTCAAAGCGGCTTCAAGATTGACTTGAGATAGACCTTTGGTCACATCCCCAATCGACTGAGGGCCAAGTTTCAACTTACCAGAAATCACGCCTTCAAGAGTATTCGACATCTTTTCGAAACTCTTTTGGAAGTCGATATCTCTAAGTTTTTCGTCGGCTTCTTTCAAAGCACTAACAAACCCAAGGGCGGCACCAGTGATTCCACCGACGACCGTACCGATTGGGCCTAGGGCACTACCAACAGAGGCACCAAGACCGCCATACTGCAACGCACCGCCAACACCGGCACCGATTCTTGCACCTTGGACGCCGTAGCGGCCTGGTTGGTCAACTGTCCCGGTGAACTGCTGAACGGCTTGCGGGGCGAACGAAGAGGCAGCACCTAGACCAGCCACGGCTAGTCCGCTCAACTTGCCATCCGGAGAGTATCTATCGGCAATGCTGTTAGCAACGCCACCAACCTTGTCTGAGATACGTCCAAACGTGGCGAATCTTGACTTGCTGCCAGCCTTGGCCGACGTAGCCTTGAGAATCGCATTATTTGCTCCGAGTCTCACGTTAGCCGAACCGCTCTTGACCTTCGCCAATAGTGGAGAGTCGGCCCCGAATAGTTCCGCTAACTTTGCATCGAGAGCGTCTTTCTGTCCGGAGAAGGCCCCGTCTTCACCAACAAGCGAAGCATAAGACCGCACTGAACCGCTTTCCTTATATTGAAATCTATCCAGCACACCTTGCAGTCTACTAGAAATTGATTGTTTATTTGGTGTTGGTCTCTTGCCCAAATCTGGTCTACCGGCCCTGTTGACGTTAGCAACTTTGGAGGTGATTGGGTCACCAAGTTGATAAACGCCATTGGCGGGGTTCGGCACTCCACTAGAACCGGCGTTGAACTCATACCCACCTTTGCCTCTCGGCGTAAATGGGTTGTTCTCCATGTCCTGATAAGTCGAGTTTGCCAGTTCGATATGATTATTTCTAAAATCACTACCGCTAACAAAATCATCCACGTTAAAAGGTTTGGTGTTTCTGGCACGGTCGGCTTTGTCTTGTTCGTCAAACATCCGGTCAACGAATTCACCAAGATTACGAGTTTCGTATTGGTTGCTTCTCTTGATGTTTGGAAGAACTTCTTGTTCGTCGGCTAGACCGTACGGAGTAAAGCCTCTTTCAGCCATAGCGATGTGGTCGTTATTCGCGTGTACATTAGGGGGGAACGAAGGTGCTCCACCCTCAAGACCAATAGCTGTTGGACCACCCATGGTGACGACGCCAAGCGACTCCAGTTCTTTACGGTCACGGAACGAACGGGTCGGTTTCGGCAGAGCCAGATATTCCGGTACGCTAGACTCTAGTGCTGGCAAACCATCAACCATCGGGACAGTTGAAGAACCGCCACGGCGTCTACGAGTTTTGCGTGTACCTGTGGATGTACTTCTACCTCCACCGCTACCGCCGCTACTACCACCGCCCATCTTGTTGCGAATCCCCTTGACTTCAGATAGAATTTTCTCAAGGATGCTGACAACCTTTGGGCTGTCGCCCATGCCGCCACCGCCACGACTACCACCACCGCTGCCGGGTGGTCTACCTCTCTTACGGCCACCTCCACCAGCACCAGCACCACTAGTAGTGACACTGGCTGTGGTGCCCATACCTTCATACAGGTCTTTCGCTTCCTTGGCAGCAGCAACCTTTTCATCATAGCTACCGAAGGTCTTACCCTTGAGGTAATCGCTGATGAAAGCATGCTTGCCGCCACCACGCACAGCAGGCAGTCCAGTAACACCCATGGAATATGTGCCAGGGGGCTTGCCATGAATCTTTTCATAAGTCTCTTGAATCTTGGCAAATCCGGCAGCCATTTCCGCTTTAGCGGCCTTCGCTTCGGCAACAGAGTGGGCGAAGTTGGTATCTTCGGGATCGAAATCAGGATGGGTCTTCTTAATACCCGCTCTCATGATTTGGATAGGGGCACCCTGTTCACGAGCGACCTGACGCATCAACCGTTCTTTCATTGGTTTGATGTCTGGCCCCATGATAAACTTGCTACCAGCACCCTTAACCGTATCCATCCTAGAACGGACATCGGCAAGACTGCCATACTTCTTCATCCCTGATTCGGCTTGTGCGGCAGCGAAGAGTTCTTCAGACGTCATCGGCTTCTGGAAAGTGCCGGTGAAGCCACCCGTTTCCTTATTCCTCTTGAAACCACCGCCAACGATTTCCATGCCAGCTTCGCTAGCCAACGCCCTCACCGCTTGCAACGCCTGTGGGGATTCGCCTGGAGACAAGGCGGGGACATTATATGACCCGGATTGGATACCGGACAATACGTGTTCCTTGGTGCCTAGGATGTCTCCACCCATACCTCGACCTTTTGCGAGGGACTGAAGACCAGCCTGAACGCGAGGGTCGGGGTGTTCATAATTGAACTTGTTGCCCAACGCATCAGTATAGCTACTATCGTTAGCTAGAGGAATAGGCTCGGAAACTTCGGCACGAGTCTTGGTATCAGCGACGAAGTCTTTAATCTTCGCTTCGCCGGGTGTTTTCGCCTTGCCCTCCGTACTACCTATCCTTCTTCTCCCGGCGATGACAGCGGCTTTTCTCTTCTCTGCCGCCTCAACCATTCTTATACGTTCTAGGTCGGCATCAGTTGGGGCATCGACTAGATTATCGCCAGACAAGCCGGTAGCGATATTGTAATCCTTTTCGATTGCTCCAAAATGAGTACCTTTAACTGACTGCTTACTACCGCCAGTGTTGATATACGTCGCTGCATCATCACGCTTTTGGTCGGCAATCAGTGCGGCCAACTCTTCTTCCGGCGTCATCGGCTTGGAACTAGCGGCAATTCGCATACCGCTGCGTGTCGATCGACCGCCAACCTTGTTGATGGCAGGAAGCAACTGATTCTCAATGATCGAGAACGCGTCTTTCACCGTCGAGCTAGTGTGGGCCTTGAGGGGCTTGCGACCAGCCGCCGCACGCTGCTTGGAAGACACGAACTGTTCGAAGAGATGGGCGAACCCTTCTTCGTTCAAATCGTCTTCGTCGGTAACGCCGAGTTTGTTCTTGTAATGGTCTTCAAGACTGCCCTGGAATAGACCAAGTTTCTTGTTGAAGAATTCCTTACGACCAACCTGACCTAACTTGTTGAATATCGTACCCTTGGCTCTAGTCGCAGTGTTACCAACTCCAAGCATAGAACCCGCAGTAGTGCTGATTGCGTGAGCAAATTCATGTCCTAGTAGTTGTGTTACGTCTCGATTAGTATTGGCGTTGATGCCGATTTTTCTGCTGCCAGGGTTGAAGAAAGCATCGGCCGCTCCACCAACCTGGCCAGCAACGCTATCAGGAGTCATGTAGTCAACACCAGTAGCAAGCTTCGACGGATCGAAGTTGATACCGATGCTCTTGAATGCATCCTTGACCTGCTTAGGCGATAGACTAGCTACAACGCCGGGACGTTTCTTGACCGAGCCACCACTAGCATACCTGTCGGCATACATAGCATACACACCCCCCTTAGCCTTGATGGCTTCGGCGAGTTGCTTGTGGATGGCACCCAACTTTTCGTCACGTTCATTGCCATAGCTACTTCTAGCCACAATTTCGAAATTATCGGGATTGCGGTTGAATGCATTCAGCTTGCCGTGACCGGCACTAGCAGCGGCCTTCTTATTGACGACAAACTCTTTCGGCATCAACATAGCAGGAACAGAGTCCCTATTACCTTCGCCCGGTACACTACCGCCTTCTGCAAAGCCTGTAATACGTCTTCTACCGGCAGCAATCGTCTTGCCAAAGCCGATAACGGATTCCTTGAATGCAAACCCGAGCTTGATTGTGCCTAAAGCGGCAATCAGCGGTAGCATCGGCTCCATAGCCTTGACAAGACTCGTAGCAGCAGTAGCGGCGGAGACGAATCCGGTAATCAGAAAGTTGAATGCACTGCTGTTCACAACAACACGGAAAAGGTCGTTGAAACTTTCCTTGACCTGCTTCAACTTGTTGATATAAGCTTCCTGTGACTTGATAGCGTCTCTATTCACGGAGTTGTTGCTTGTCTGAGCCGTAGCCAAAGCCTTTTGGGCAAGTGGGAACTGCTGAATCAAAGGCAACACCTTGGAAATCTGACGCTGGCCACCGACCTTCTCAACGATAGCGGAGAATCTTGGGTCCGTTGTCGGGACACCCTTCAACGCTTCGCTCAATCGCTTGACGGCTGTGAACGCACCAACGAACTGTCCTTCAACATTCTGGCCGAAAGCCTTGGCCTCACCAGACGTGTAACGCAGTTCGACTCCCATCTGTCTCAAGTCGTTGATGACAGAATTGCTTTGAAGGCGGGAGAATATAGTTCTGAAAGCCGTGCCAATCGTGTCGGCCGATTCTCTAGTCGTCGACCTAACCGCAGTGAACAGGGCAATCAACTCATTCAACTGGTCTTTGGGGGCCGTAAGCTGTCCAGAGGCAGCGGCGAACGCGGCACCGGCACGCTTGATGGCGGCAATGGTGTCTTCAGATTCGGCAGCGAACTGCTGAGCAACCGCGTTGATGGAGTCGAAGGCACTCTTGTAGTCTTGTGTAGTGAGTTTGAATTGAGCACGTAGGGATAGCAAGCCTTCCTGAGTGGAACGCAAGTCTTTGAACGTGGGAGATAGAGAAGTTTTGGCTAGAACCTCCAAAGCTTCGTTAACTTCACTAATCGACAGACCGGCACCCTTCAGGTATTTGCTGACTTCGGCCAATTCGAGGGACGATGCCCCAAGAGACTTGCTCAAGTTGGTGATGTTGTCAGAAATGCTTTTGATGTCCTTAGCATTGCTCACACCCATCTGACCTAACGCGACCATCGCCTTTTGGAACTGTAAAGCTTCGCCCGTAGCGTTACGAATCGCCCCGGTAAGCCTGCTGACCGCGATAGCCGACACGGCGAACGCACCGAATCTACGTAGAGACACGGCCGCTTCTTCACCGAAACGACGGAATTCGAGCCTAGTATTCGTTAGTTTGCCCTGTAGGCCGCTCAGTTGGCGAATCGTGGTTCCGATTTCCTTGTGTAGCTTAGCGACTCCTGGACCGCTAGCAGACGCCCCCATTCCGTTCAACGCGGAGTTGGCCTGTCGTGCTTGCTGTTTAACGACGCCGAGACTGGTCCCGAGTCCTTTCAGATTGTTCTGCAACCCGCTAATGTCTTTGCCCATGGTCGAACCAAAACCATTGCCCATAGACGAGTTGATTTGATTTTTCAGACTTCGCACTACAGGAGTAAGATTGTACGGCCCGTTGACCTTCAGTCTTACACCCACGTCAATCATTTGTGGAGGCATTTTCGGCCCTTCCTATCAATAAAAATGGCCACACAGAGAACGGGCGTAACATGTACACTCACTCTCAGCATGGCCACTATCCGATTAATCTGTTTCGCTATCCGGTGTGGCTTCGCCACTGTCTGCTGTCACCGGCTCGGCCGGTGCTTCTTCGTCTTCGTCGTCTAGGAACGGCTTGAACTCGACGATGTAGTTACCGTCTTTGTCGACAGGCTTACCATCCTTGTCGGTAAACTCCCCTGCCTTATTGACATATCGCCCGTCTTCGTTGATAAGCCGACCATCCTCATCGACGAGATGGCCGTCCTTATTGATGAGTCGGTTCTTGTCGTCGGCAAAGCCGTACTTACGAAGGAACTCATTTTCGGGCAACTTGTTGTCCAAGTCCTCTTCAGAACCATACATTACTTCGGCTAGTTTCGAGGCGACGTCTCTCGCGGCTTCTTCATCGATTCTCTCGATGTAGGCGTCAAGACTCGGGTCGAATCCGGTCAGTGTAAAGTACGGTTTCTGAGTATCATTATACACCGTGCAAGCAGCAACCATATAGTTGAATTGTGCCTGGTCAGCAATGGCGTCGGCCGTGTTGCTGTCGACCCGGTTGCGTTGTGATAGCAGGTTACCGTATTCGTTACGAAGCTTTCGCATCTCCAAGGCAATCTTTCGACCTTCCGACTTGCGGATGCCGCCAGCGTCCAGCTTGAGCTTGTTATCTAGCAACGAGTCTCGGATACGGCGGTATTCCGCTTCGCGGGCGTCGTCCCATAGACCTTGCTTGCGTAGGTATGTGTCTAGAACTTCTCGCATGATGACGTCATGCTTGACAGCGTCGGCCCACGTACGGGCACGAATCACTTGTGCTTTCTGCTTGACCTGAGCACTCGGCGTCAGGATAGCGAGTTCCAAATCATTACCGTCTTTGTCCTTCGTCTTCACAACATGCTTTAGCTTAGCCATCTCTTAAAGTCCTTCCTGTAGTCGTTCTTGAACGTGCATTTCCATGTGATGACGCTTCCATTCCACGTCATATTCTTCGATAGCGGCAACGGCCGCACGCTTCTGATTGTTACCGTTGTTCAGAATCTCCGTCCTTAACTTATCCTTGAGTTCAAGCATCTTAAGTTGCTGAGGAGTCTTCAGATGATTGGGCGTGCCATGACCCCATGCATCTCCAAATGCTTTTTCAATGGAGTCTAAAGCACCAATCATCACAGTATTAATCTTTGTTTCGATTGTTTGTCTGAGCCTGCGTTTGGACTGATGTTTGTAATTGTCCTTCGCTTCTATCCTAATCGCATTTCGGTGATTCACCATAGCGTCTAGTGTCTTATCATAACTGTCCATTTCATTTTCCTTTGATTTGTGCCGACGCTTTCTGTGCTGCCTCAGTTTGCAGTCTGAGCCATGTATCAGGCATCAGGATTTCCGCAACCTCCCCCTTCTCTTTGAGGAAACTCATTCTCTGCTTTTTGAGCATCGTACCAACGCCGTCGTTCATCTTCTCAATCTTACGTGCGTCTTCGATGGTTTCGGCCATGTAGAACACTTCGTCGGAGTTGGCGACTTTCGAATTGGTTTTGTTTCCGAGGGTTTGCTTGTCGACTTCGGCTTCCCGCTTACGACGCTGGATAATCATCCAACCATCTAGCATGTCGTCATCTGAGAAGACCGAATCGGGTGGGCATTGGGAAGATTCGCGGATACTGTCGAAGATGGTAGACCATAGGACTAATGCTCGCTGGTCATCTGTCATGTCAACCGATGCCACATCCAAGAGACCTCGCCCCGCAATCCCTTTGCCGCCCCAATGCGAACGCCACGGCTCATTCAAGGCGAGTTCTCGGAATTGAGACTCGTTGAGGCGTTCCTTGGCAAGAATCTCGGTAGCCCGATCGATGAAGGCGTCGGCATAGAGCCATCGCGAGTTGTCGGGCCAGTACGGCTGGCCGTTGGAATAGTACAACGAACACCCCATCAGGAAGCGGTATTTAGCCGAGATAGCGATTCCCTCACACGAGAGGTGGTCTAGGGCGTGTTTCTTGGTTTCGAGCCTATCTCGCTCAACGTAGCCCTTTTTGAGAGCGGTCCGGATGGATAGCCTCTTGTTGCTCTGATTCCAGGAATCGTACAACTCGACCTTCATATCTTCCATGGTCGTCGTGAGTAGCTCAAGTTGCTCATGGTCATGCTGTGTCCACAGGTTCTCCATGTACATCAGCCCCATGATGTCATCTTGAAACATCACGCCGGTCATTTCGGCATCTCGGAGGGCTTCTCTATAGATTTCGTTTGCGTAGGCTCGTTGGTCGCGGGAAGGTTGGCCGAAAAACAGTTGGACGCCATCTAACGAGAAGCTGATACGTCCCGCGATGATGCGAGAGACGTAGAGTTCGCGTTCCCATGGCTTCATGACAATTTCTCCCGCAAGACAGCCAGTTCTTCCTGGGCGGTGTTAAGATTCCCTGAGAGAACACCGTTTTCCGTAGTAAGTTTTGCTATCTGCTGTTGGAGACTTTGGATTAAAGGCAGGGGAGTAGTACCACTTGATTGTTTTTCGAGGTGGTGGATGCGTAGGTTGGCATCGATGTAGAGTTCGCCAATGATGCGGCAATACTCTTCATGAGTGATTTGAGGGGTCTGCATGCTTAATCCTTCCTAAGTTCCTGAATGCGACGGGGCATACTATTGTAATACCCCGCCTCATTCTCTTATGTCACACTATTCTTTATAACCCACTTGGGTCGTTCGGTGCTGTAATCGTCAGGTTGTTGTAACCCTGGTAGGAGTAACGACCAGTGACGTTTCCACCACCCGCGTCACCACCGGACCAAGCCACGGTAGCCAACTTGTTTCTGGTTCCGCAATCAATCTGAGTGTCGTCCTTCAGGCGGATACGGATGGACTGATTCTTAGTGTTGGCACCAAGAACCGCACCGTTCATACCACCCTCAGCCGTACCGGAAATGTTGTCCCACTTCGTAAGGACGATTTCGTACTCTGTACGAACTTCGACCGGGAAGGTGACGAACTTGTAGTAAGGCAGTCTCGTTCCAAGTTCGAAGATGGTTTCGCGGCCAAGGTCGGCGGAAATCGTAATCGACTGGAAGGGGACGGTGAATGTGCCGTCTGCCGTGACCGGGTTCAGACCGCTAGAGTTGATGCCGTAGATGTCAGTTGGGAAAATAGACACCGGACCAGTAACCATGTTGTTGGCGTCCAGGCCGAATGTTCCGCCCGTGGGAGGAATCATAACGACGTGCTCACGACGCTGAATACCGTTACCGGATGCGGCATTCAGGTTGAGCGGCTCGTCGTCGTTGCCCGCGAAGGCACCAGTGAACACGCCCGTACCAAGAGTTTCGGAATCTCTCCACTTCTTGTCGTTGCCCATAAGCGAAATTGCTTCGGTGATGTTGCCCTGAACCGGAATTGTGTAAGTCACACTGGACAACACCATACCAGACATGGAAACTTCGGCTAGGGGAACGCCAGTTGCGGCGGGAGATAGTTCGTTGAAAACGGATAGGCCGACGATGGTCTTAATGTTCGAACGACCCTGTAGCGTGCCGCTTGTAGCACCGTTGGTGGCGAGGTGGTACAACAGCGGGTAACCGTCGATAACCTTCTCCATATTGACTTCAATGTCAGGGATTTGTTCGATGATTTGATAGACTTCTAACTGACCAAGTTCGAAGACTGTTTCAAGGTTGAAGTTGGTAGTGATTCCTACCGACTGAACTCCGTGGGCCGCGATGAAAGTGGCAGTGCCATCCTTCGCGAAGCCTACTTGTTCACAGGCGTAGAACAAACGGCGATTTGTGGACATTGTGATTCTCCAGTAAAATGTAAGTGTTTTTTACCACTTTCCCTTATAGCTTACACCCTAACAAAACCAACTTCGTATGTTTTGGTGTAGAATAGGAGAGCGGTTTATTGTTGCGTTATTTTTATTTAGGAGGCTAAAAATGCCATCAGGAATCAAAATGGAAGACCTTACGGACAAGACTTTTAACTTCTTAACCCTTAAAGAAAAAATCGTGAGAGAGTCCGGAGTTAGATTCAAGTTTTACTGGAAGTGTGAATGCATCTGTGGCAAAACTGTCACTAGAAGACAGGACTCTATTACTAGCGGACGGACTACGTCATGTGGATGCAAACACTCAACAAGATTTAAGAGCGGCAACACCCATTCTAATTGGAAAGGTGTGGGGGACTTGTCGGCAACCTATTTTGCAATGATAAAGGGGGGTGCTAAAGCCAGGGGTATCAAGTTTGATATCGACATAAATACCGTCTGGCAGCTTTTTATTGCTCAACACTGCAAGTGTGCATTAACGGGCCTGGAAATCGCTCTGTCTCGTTCTACTAGACAATATAAGATACAGGAGCAAACCGCATCCCTCGACAGAATCGACTCCACCAAGGGATACGTGTTGGGCAACGTCCAGTGGGTTCACAAAGACGTCAATCGCATGAAAAACGCCTTTACTCAAGAACGATTCATCGAAGTGTGTAATCTTGTATCTAAATTACACCAAGCTGACTAGCTTGGAAGGTTGTCGTCAACTTCTATGGTGACACGCACGACCCCTCTAAAAACAGGTGGCGTGGATGAAGATTCCGAACCTCTAGCCTCGTAAAACCTGCATTGGTTCATGCGATAACCAGAAGGCGGGGGAGATACAAGGGTTGGATAAAGGGGCTTGCCGGGAACTAGACCATTCTTGTAGTCTAGTGCGTAAGCATTGTCAGCCGCCCTTGCGTTGGCGTCATAGAGATAGATTGACCTATCTTTCTGACGGGTAACGATGCTGACTAAGTTGTTTCTGTCCAGAGAGTTCTCAGCTACGATGTGGAACAAAAAGTCCTGATAGACCCATTGAGATAGGTTGCCCAACTCTTTGGGGACCATGCGTTGCTTGGCTACACTCTCGATAACGATGAGCGGCAACTGAAGCTGGTGTTCTTTGAGTAGGTCGACCGACCCCGATGGGATGACCTGAGTGCTGGGCATCGAACCGAACGCATCGAACACTAGATTGGTGAACCATGGCACGTCTTCGTCATACAGGCCGATACGCTTGTAAGAGTAATTCGCCTGAACGACGCTGGTAAGCGAGATAGGGTTGTCGAACGTTACCCGGCCGTTCACATAGTCCAGGTGGTAAGAATACTGTCCCGCGACTCCTAGGGGCTGGAAATCGCCATCCACGTAGATGCCCGAGACCTGTATTGGCTGCCTGGCCGACTCCAAGCCAGACTCGTAGACCCAATTGCGGTAGGGGGCTTGCCAGACTCGCCCGCCCGACAGGCCGGGAACCGCCACCGGGGATAGGTTCTCAGCAGCCGCATACGGGGTGGAGTCGACCCCTAGCGAGTAGATTTCAACGTCATCATAAAAACCGGCCTCAAGCAGCCCCCACTCAAAGAAGGACATTAAGTTCTCTTCTAGTTGGTCGATAAGCTGACTATTGCCGGTACGGACCCCGTTGAGTTTTAGATAGTCTGTCATTATACCCTCAATTTAATTTCTCTAGCAATAATATTCGCTACCGCCCGCTCAATTCCAGGAACGTTAAAGGCATTCACTAGAAAATTGTCATGAGGGAAGCCCGCGAACTCAGGGGGAACTCGCCAACCATCCCCCTTAATCATCAGAGCCAGCCCCGTACGAGAACGGGACCGAGCCGATGCGGTATTCGCCACTTCCACCTTGAAGCCGGTTATGATAATCCGGTCGCCCTGCTGAGTTAGCCAGTCAAGCCAGGGGATATCACGCCCCTTCTCAGTTAGATAGCTAGCTTCAGGCAGGGAAAGTATATACGTAAGGTCAGAGGGAAGGACGCTAAAGAGGATTTCCCCTTCTAGTATATTCCCCTGCCTTTTAATCGGGACGACGTCGGCCGAAATACCTCGTTTGATTGCCTCAAGAATCCCGTTAAGTCTTTGGTTGATATCGGGGACGCCCAACTCTCCTAGTAGCGGCTCACGTCCAATCAAGGACTGGTATTCGTCCGTACGTTGGATTAGCTTGTCGCATAGGTCTTG